CAAATCTAACGTATGGAACAGGAACGATTTCGCCTGTATCTTTATCGATATATGCAATTGCAACAATCTCTTTAACCTTTTTAGAAAGACTAGAAAGACTAAAAGCATTGTTCTGAAGATTGACCTTTTCTACTATGTAGGGAATTCTTTCTAGGTCAGATAACTCAGAAATTGCTGTATTCAAAGGAGAAAACACATTGTTAATGCTTTGCGCATAGTCAGGATCGCCGTCAAACTTTCCTTGAATAAAACTATCGTAAGTAAAAGAACTGTCATCATAGTAAATGGCTTTTTTAACTGCTAGATAAACAAGTTCACTTAATAACATATGAGTTCTCTCCTTTAACGCTATCTTATGCGTCTACTTCAATAATTGTGTAATCAGGGATATCCCCAATTTCTTTTGCTCTTTTTGCAAGCCATTCTGGGACTTCAACACTCATTCCAATTGGAACTTGAATTGTTTGTCCATCGAGTTGGTAGACTCTATATTGCTCTTTTTTAGCATTTTGCTCATTAGTATCAGCATTGATAGTAATGAAGAATTTTTTGACTTTTTTTGCCATAAATTATTTCCTTCTTTCGTTGAGTGAGAAGGGGTTAGTTTTAACTGCCAACCCCTAAAATGCAGTTATAGGAGGCACCCTATTAGTCTGCTGTCGCAGAAGAAGTGATTGTGACACTGTATGCTTTGTCAGGGACAAGGAAGATAACTGTGTCATAGTTGACAGCGGTCTTCTTGACTGCCAAGATTTCACAATCGATAGCATCGCCATCACTGGTGAGTTTGTATTGAACACTCCAGTTGCTGGATGTTGGTGCAGCGCCACCAGAGAATGCTTCGCCTTCATCAGCAACGACTTGTGCTGAGATGATTGTGCTACCACTTGCGTAGTATTTGGAAGCAACAGAATCATATCTTGCGCCTTTGTAAACAAAGTGGGTCTTTGTTCCTGCAGCGGCAGTAAGTTCTAACTCATTACCACTGTGGGACTTGTAACCAGTGAGTTCAGAAAGTGCAAGTGCAGTGCCTTTAACTTCAGCAATAGTAACTTCGACGTTAATGATTGCAAGGTCGTCAGAGACACAAGCGCCAAGACCATCCATATTGATAGCCATTGCGCCTTTTTGTTTGTTATCATCGGATGTGATGTTGCCATCTTCATCTTCGATAACTCCAGAACCTAAGCCATTGTTAATGACTTCGATACCGCTTTCGCCTTCGAGTTTAGAAACGTCGACTGGAGATTCACCGTCGATTTCTCTTCTGCCCATAACAACAAGATATTGGACGGATGAACTCTTATACATAACTGGAGATTCGGTAACGGAGAATGTGAAGTCTCCCCAAGAACCAATGGATTCTAAACCTTCAGCAAGTTTAACTTTCAAATTTTCAGATAAAATTTGATGTGCGCTTTCTAATTCTCCACGGAATTGGTTAAGCTCTTCTGCGGTCATATGGACTAACCATTTGCCTTCAGAGTATCTTTTAACGTGATTCTTACGAAGAATGATAGCGATTTTTTTGAGAGTGTTCATAATGCTTGTATCGTAGGTAACGATTGCTCTAGAAGAGACGAACGCTTTACCTTTGATTAAATCAAGTTTTTGAACAGCAATCTCTTTTAATGTCATAGCGATGTTATCAACTGTGTCATCAAAGTGGAATTGTAAATCCTCTCTGGTGTAGTATGCTTTATCGCCATAGTTTTGAACTGTCTTTTCAAAGGTCATAACAGAGATCTTTGTTGGACGTGGTGCAATTAACTCAGCACGTGGTTTAATATCTTCTGCTTTGACTCTTGGTTTTACTAGTCTACGAGAGGTGAAAGTTCTGTGACCTCTTGGGACGATTGAGTGGTGGGCGAATTTATCCCAATATTCATCACTAGCGACGAACACTTCGATGTTTTTCTTAATGTCAGCAATGTGTTCATCGGTAAGTTCTGCATATTTGTTGACGCCCGCTGTTGGGACATTTGGCATAATGTGTGTTTCCTTTCTTAACGATGATATTTTTTCTTGTAGTAAGCTCTAAACTCTTCAGGAGTCATTTCACTTACAGATTTTTGTCCGCCATTCTTTGAACTACCACCATTAGAACTGGTTTGTTTATTGTTTTTCGCAATTTCTTCTATGCGGTGTTGCTCATCTTCGTCGGCATCAGTTTTCTTAGCGCCTTTACGTTTGAGATACTCTTCATAGATTTCAGTAACAGTCCATCTGCCACCTTTTTCCTCGGCGATTTCTCCATATAAAGGATCATCGGCAAGTTCTCTGGTGTTGACTTTAGGATACTTCTTTCTAAGGTCATCAATTTCCTTTTTGAGATTTTCTTTAACCAACTTTGCGTCTTCTTCTGCTTTCTTGCTTTCTTCATCACGCTTACGCGCTCTGTTAGCAATCGCTTCAGGAAAGTCTTCAAGTGGGTCTTTACCTTTCTCATCAAGTTCCTTCATAATCTCATAGACTTCCAAATCCTTTTCGTCTTTGATAGGTTTTTTAGTCCAAGGATTTTCCGTGAGAACGCCTAATTTGGCTTTCGTCGCGGCTTCTTGACGGATTTGCTCTTCGTGAGCAAGTCGTTCTTTTTCAGCTTTTTCTGCAGCTTCTTTTTCACGACGTTTGCGTGCAAATTCTGCACGTCTTTCTTTCTCTAATTCTTCGTCTGACTTACCCGAATTAGAGTTGCCTGATTTATCCGAATCATCACCATCAGTCTTGTCAGTTTTCTGATTGTCATCTTCGTCTTCATCAAACTCGTCAGGATCTAAAACGTCATCTTGTTCTTGACCCTTTTGTTTTTTTTCTTCTTCTGTCATAAGAGTTCCTTTCTTGGCAGAAGAGCGATTTTTACGCTATTCTTGCGAAATAGATTTTTACGCTCTTCAATGCGAGTGAGATTTTTGCCCTTTCTCAAGGGATTTATAGGATGTGTCACTAGGACGCTTGGGCTTTACCATTCGCCCCAGTTCCACTAATTCCTCTACTGTTATTTGATTTAACTTCTCCTGCGCTTGCTTGTTCGCCTTCGCGGTATTTCATTAAATCGGTGGTAAGACCATTGATAATCTTGTTTTGAGTTGCAATCTTACCTGTAAATTCTGAAGTTAAGTTCTTCAAGTAGTTACCTTGATAACCAACGACGTTTTCAAGTTGTTTTGCATAATCAATGATTTGCTGTGTTTTTTGAACAATTTCTTGAATTTGTTGTTCAAGTTTTGCAATCTTACCTTTTTTAAGTCTTTCAACTTCGGCTTTAATTGCTGCCTTAGTTCTTGGAGATACATTTGGATTTGCATTGAAGTATGCTTCAAGCAATTCAGGTTCGATGTTTTTAATTCCACCATTGATGAATAAGTTGTCCCACATTTGACTTTCGATAAGTTTACTGTCTGCAAGACCTTGCATTGCTTCAACCATAATATCGAACCTAACTCCATACATTTCTTCGTTAGTAATTGAATAAATCTTGCTTTTATGAGTAGGTTTTTCGAAGTCTTCCGCCTTTGCCATTGGATACTTTTTGAGTTTCTTACCAGAAATAAGACGGTTATACATCATCTTTCTACTCTCTTCTTCTTCGGCGTATTCCGTGTCAGATAACTCTGCGGTGTATTTCGCTTGATCCACATAGTGTTTGTAGAATGTAAGGCGAATTGCGGCGAGGTCTTCTTGGAATTCCCAGAAGATTTGTTGTTGTTGTTCGATTGCAGTGTTGGATTGCTTAATCATTTGTTGGAGCATATAACCAGACATATCCTTGTTCGTAACAGAACCGTCCATAACGTCATTAAATCCATAGATAATTCTTGTCATAGCAAGTAATCTATCTGAGAAATCTAACAAACCGTTAGGAACAGGTGGTGTTTCAAGTGTCTTATAACCCCAACCGTTAGTGAATCCACTGTAATCAACAAGAACTTGAGAAGGTTCGTTTGTAATTACTTGACCTTGCAATGTATCAGGTTTAACAAGAATCTTGTTATAAGCATTGTTTTCTGCACATTTTAAGGTCATTGTGACCATATAGTTGATACCTTTTTGAATAGGAATTAAAGATTGAACATCACTTCTTCCCCAGAAGGCGTCATTATCAACAAATGGAACGAATATTGCAAATGGATATAAAGAGAATTTTTCTTTGATGTCTTTATATTCTTCATCAGAGAGTTTGGTATCCTTATAATGTTGCATAACAAGGTCTTCATAATCGATTTTGTAATCTTTGACCTTATTACCATCAGGATCTTTTTCATCTAAATTCTTTTTATATTCATCTACTATTTTTTTAATTTTTGCAGTGTGAAGTTTTCTATTTAATGGATGTGGATAACTGAAAATATTTACGTGTTCTGTTGAACATTCAAAATAGACTTCACCATCTAATTTGAAATAACGTGTAAACACTCGAATTAAAGAGTGTGCAACCGTTTCTAAATCTACTGTTTCATCACCTTTGCTGACTTCTCTGGATATAGATTTCTTCTTTTCTTCTATTTCTTCCTCACTGCCTTCAAGTAATTCTTTGACAGCGCCCACTTCCATATAATTCCAGAACATTACCCATTTTTGATTTTGTATATCTTTAGCAGGTAAACGGTTATTTGCAATAGCAAAGTTTCTAGGATCGATATGTTCATAGACAAGACCGCCTTTATAAATACCTTGATAAGAGGTATCATCTTCGTCCCAACGGACAAAAGCGATTTCTGTTCCATTAACGAAACCATTTAATGCAGATTGGAAATTAAAAGTTTTTTGATGGAGTTTATTACAGTTATATTCATCAAACTGTCTTAATTTAGTGCAATCGGTGTCAGGATTATCTGCTGTATAAGCAAGATAAATAGGTGTTCCACAAATTTTACTGGCTTTGATATTTGCAGCAAAAGAGCAAATGTTAATGGAAATACGCAAAGCATTATTAGGATTCTTATTTGGAAATTGATTTCCATTATAAAAGTTCTGCGCTTGGTTAATTACATTAAGCAGATTTGTTCCAACATTTTTTTCGGCAGACTTATATTGTTTGTCGAGTAAGAAATATTGGTAAGCAATTGTGGTTGATTGTTCTGACTTAGTTTCCGATGCCATTTGGGTAGAACTCCTCCGCGTCATCTGCAAACATCTTTACGATGTCCTCAGGTGTTGTTGCTCCATTATACTTGTCTTCGATTTCTTTCTTTTGCTTCTCGGTTAATTCGATAGATTTAACCTGAGCTTTTTCCAGTGTTTCAACACGACCAGTTAATGATTTATTTTCATCAGCAAGTGCTTTTACTTGCTCTCTGAGCATTTGGTTATCTTCAAGGGTGTCTTTGAGCATTTTTTTGTTATCAGCAATCTCTTTCTTGACACTCTTGATATATTTCAAATCGTCTTCAGTAACGCCAAACTCTTCCTTTAGGAAGGCAAGGATTTTTTGTCTTTTCTTATAGGTTTTGTAGTCTGCTAATCCCATATTTCAATTACATTTCTCCTTAACTCTGGTTGATTGCCACCACGGCGTTTCTTTTCGACAATTTCTTCTAATTCTTCAAAGGATAATTTTCTTGAATCTTTTGCAGCTTCGTCGACATAACTGCGTTGCGCTCTTCTACATAAGTAGATACCGCACATTGCCATTACAAGGTCATCGTGTTTTCCAGCAGTGGCTTGTGCTTTTTCTCTACCAGTAGATTCGTTTCTAACGATTTGGAAACTTTCCATTTCGCATATTGTCGCGTAATCTCGAATGATTTTCGGATTATCACGGAATTCTTCTGCAAATTCTTCAATCATTGCCTGACGATTGTTTTGTTTGGTCTTATAACCAAGTTTGTCTTGATAACGTCCTTGTAAGGTTTCGTAATCTTGGTCTTGGTAAATAAACCTATAACCGCACTTTTTGACAAGTTTGAGAATGTATGCCGTGGTATTCGTTTCACCGTTAATAAGCGCATTGTTGTAATAATTGCCTAAACAGTAAAGTTGATACCCACAGTCATCCGCATCACATTTGTTCTTGTGATAAACCGCGACTTGTTTCCCTGTATTGTTATCAACAACCTGTATTGCGAAGTAGTCTTCACCACCAAGCGCAGGGTCATTGTTAGCAATATAAGGATGTCCTCTAAGTGGTTCTTCGTAGATCCATACAGAACCTTGTTCATCATCGACCCAACGAACGTTCTCAACAGTAATGACTTGACCATCACTGGAGAAACGTTTGTCAAATCTGAAGAACCCTCTTTTTGCTGGATTCTTCTTTTGTTCTTCAAGGATTTCCTCTTTTCTTTCGAGAAGAAGTTCCATATTAAACTGGGAAGAACCCGAAACGATGAACGCTTCAATAGGGCTAGATGGCATTTCTTGTCTAAGTTTGGCAAGATTGCCACGCATTTTGTTGTATTGAGTTCGATACCACGCGATTTGGTCTAGTGATAAGTTGAATTTGTGCATCAACTTGACTTCCCAATCGAATAATTCGAAGTCCCAATACTTCGCCACGTTGTTAGGATCAAGGAACCAAGCAAAGAATAATGCTTTGTATCCAACTTCTGATCCACTGGCGACGTCCTCATCCCATATAACCTTGTAATCATTGACACCATTAGCAGTTGTCTCATACACGATGATGGAATTAGGGTTGTTATCATCAACCGTTTGTAAGATTGATGTTGTAGTGTCCTCGATATTTTGCCAGAAGGCGACTTCTGAAAGGTGAAGATATTGTGCTGTGTCGGAACGACCAGCGTTCTCACCTTGAACGAGAACTCTAACCGTAGAAGTCTGTCCCATCCCGTAATCCACCGTCAATTCCTTCGCATTGCTTGCTACCAAAGGTAGTTTGTCCTTGAAGTATTGAGGAAGGTTCGCGTAGTAGAACTTATACTTCTTAAAAAGGTTTGTCGCGTGCTCTGCGGTATCTGCGATAATGCACGCCGTTTGGTTAGGAACGAAAATCGTTAACACAAACAGTATCGCAGCGATGAATGTGGAGAACCCAAGTTGACGTGCTTTTAAGATGTTGATACGCATTGGTTGCCCTCTGCGTTTCTGTTCACATAGTTCGATATAGAACTCACACTGTGCTCTGTTGATTTCGAAAACGCAATATCGACCACTCTTGTTCTTAATGCGAAGGTATCTTTCGATAAATCTCCACACAGGAACAACAAGGATCTTGCCATTCTCTGATTCAACCTCTATCGCCAAGTCATTGTCGTATGGCGATAACATCTTGTCCGCTAAAGTCTCTTTGAATTTCCCCGTCTCGAAGTTTTGAAAACTAAGAACTGGAACCATCCACTTTTGACCCCGCTGTCACACCACGGAACATTTCGGCAGCAGTCTTCGTATCCACAGCAATTTCTTGCTTTGTTTCACCCAAGACGTTGGATAAGACTTTAAGGTCAATCTTTTCTGGATGGTCATACCAGTAAGCGAGAAGCTTTCCAACGAGTTGAACTACGAAAGGAACATTCTTCTTCTCTCCGCTTTCCAGAGTTTCTTCCATCTCAACACCGAGACACTGTTTGACAGTTGAAGCAACCATCTGGTTATCTTTGAGCAAATCAGCAGCCGTCTTTTCCCAGCCACTGTATAAGCGTTTCTCGTAACCTGTCATCAATTCACGATTGTCCATTCTGCGCAGACTCCTACCTACGATAAGTCTACAACAAGCGCTATTCGCTCGCAATTTGAAAGCACGGTTTTCGTAGATACAAAAATGATACTGGCGAATTTTTCTCTCATACCACCCTTTTCCAGAAGATCCATCGGCTATATAGGAAGGGGGTGTCCTAATTTTTTGGGATAAATTTTAAGGTGAGACATTATTTATATAAGCGCCCCTCCCCTTGTTTCCGTGCCATAGGGTGCCGTTTCTCCTTATGCTTTAGCATAAATCCTAAGTGGTATGGTATTAAATAGTTAACGCTTACAGCGTTCTTTTTACCCTTAATAGAGTTATTTAATAGATAAAGATAGATTAAATCTATCTTTTTTAATAGGTGGTGCAATTGTATTGAATAGCACCACTACCATTATTAAGTTATTAAATAGAAACTATTTAATTATAGATATGCGATAAATAGATTTATGATACTGGTCTATTTTTTTAGAAAAAATAATGTTTTTCTCACATATATATCGTTAAAAACTTTTTATTTATTAAATAGTTTTACTATTTATTAAATAGATTATTCATTCATTTTGATTTATTTATTAAATAGAATTAGATAATATCAATGATATTAAATAGGAAATTAAAGATTTATTTATAAAATAGAAACTATTTTATTGTCCTTAAAAATGTTGTGATTTTTTAACGGATCTCGAGAATTTTTTATTATAAATAATAGGCATTTTTATTTAATAAAATATTTATTAAATAGATTATGTTATTCTCACTAATAGAAAAAATGCTCTTTACAACTTTATTCCATATATCATAGAATGATAGTGTCGAAATTGAGTTAGCGCTTAATCTCGACGCTGTTCTTTGACAAACATAATAAACGATTTGTTAACTAAAACATTGTTTTAGTAAGGTTGCTAACGTGTAAAGAAACCTATCTAAGACGGATAACTTTTACCAAAGTTATAGTAGGTAAGATATAAGAAGAATAGATGATGGGAGCGGAGCACAATTATAACCCCCAGCAATTGAATAGAAATATTCAATTGTGTTGCAGTTATAAATACAGCAAGAACGGACAACGGAAATAAACTAATAAATAGTTTATTATTATCAACAAAAGGCGCCAAACCTATCGAAGATAGGGCGCTGTTCAATTCTATCTTCTATCGTGTTTGTAGTTTTATACGATATAAAACAACAAAGAAACTTGGTCTTGTTATTGTGATATTTCAACGACCTTAAAGAGAATACTCTTTAATGCTTAGTAGTCAAAGCATAACAACAACAAACAACAACCCACAACGGGTTAAATTATAAAATAATTTAAGGAGAATAAAAATGAAAACATTAACTAACAAAAAAGGCACTCTACAAGTAGAGTGGAACGAAGACAACACTAACTCTGGTATTGTTTTAGTTCTAAAACAAGGGGCAAAATTAAACCCAGTAGGAGCAAGTTTTACACAAAGTGATTTAATCACTTTGAGAAACACAAAGACCACAACCGATGCAAGTGGTAATATCATTACCACTGAAGACATCACATTCAAGTCTAAAAGTGCTTTAGCAACTTTTATTCAAGGTGGACAAACTAATGGACAAGCATATTGTGAAAGAACTTTTGGTTTACCAAAAGTTGGTAGCACAATAAAGTCTTCTTCCAAAGAAGAAAAAATCACTACAAGTAGTGAATCCGCTCAAGAAACCACTACAAGTAGTGAAGTGAATCGAGACGCTCTTGCTAAAAGTATAATTACTTTTTGCAAAGATTTCGAGTATAACCCTGACCCACGTCTCTTAAATAGTTTACTATTTGAGAGCGACCCAAGTCAATTCATAGTTAATTCTATGGAATTAGTCGGTTATGATGAAGACTTGCTCCAAAGAGCAAGAGAAAAATTCCAAAGTTATGAGTGGCAAGAAATTCTCAAAACTCTAAAGAGTTTAGCACCAAAGCACGGAAGATTTAACCAAAGGTTAGAAATCAAATACGGCGCTGCTGGAACTGGAAAAACAACTTCTGCTGTAGCAGAATATCCAAATGCACCTAAATTAGTCGCTTCAGCTTCAGCTGATCCCGATGATTTATTTACAATGTTTGACCCTTCTACGAAGAAATACGAATTGACTGACATTGCAAAAGCAATGGTTAACGGACAACCTATCATCATAGATGAGGCAAATCTTTACAATGGCGTTGTTTTACAACGATTACAAGGCATTACCGATAGCACCGATTCTATCTACGATAGAGGTATGAAACTCGACATTAAAGAAGGTTTCAAAGTCATTATGACTTTGAATCTCGAAACTAATATGGGTAAAACACCATTACCAAATCCTTTGGTAAGTAGAGCAAGCAAAATCGAAAACTTTGATAATTTACAAAATTTAGGGTGGATATGGTAATACCTACCCTAAGGAAAGGCAATTAACACTATGAAAATGCAAGATTTAACCATTGAGATTTTATCTCAAGAATCCGAAAAAATCTTAAAAACTTTACCAGTGGCACACTACCTAAAGGTAGACACCATTCCAGTTATCTTTGATAACTACTCTCAAACAAGTTATTTCAACCCTAATGGGTTTGAAATCCATATTGCACTTGTTAACATTGCTGAAGCAATAGTTGGCAGTGGCAAAGAAGAATTAACTAATGCCGATTTAGAGAAACATATTAGATGTTTTCTCTATCACGAAATTAGTCACGCAATTTTAACACCACGAAGACTAATGCAAAGAGCACAAAGTGGATTCACTTTATTGAATCCTAACTTTGCGAACATTTTGGAAGATGAGAGAATAGAAACTATTCTCAAGAACTACTACCACGGCGTAGATTTTAAGCAAAATCTACATAATGCAATTCCATTGCAACACGCTAAGACCTTCGAAAACTTTGTTTTCAATGCCGTTAGATTTAGATATGCTCCGATTATGAAGAAAGAGATTAACCAAAAGGTTAATCAATTCATCCAAATCACAAGCAAAATCAATTCCACTACAAGTGAAGAAACTTCACTATGTAGAGCAATGGAAAACCTTCTTAAATACCTTAAAGGTATTTGGGATAAATTAGTCCAAATGGCAAAATCACAAAGTGATTCTCAACAAAGCAATTCTTCCAGTAATGAAGAAGAATCTTCTTCAAGCACCGAAGAAAAAACACAAAGCAATAGTAAGAAATCTTCACAAAGTGAAAGCGAAGATACTAACGAAAGCAAAGAAAACTCTTCTAAAGAAGATAGTAGCGCCAAAGGTGACTCTTCTAATGAAGAGAGTGAAGAATCCGAAGAAGAATCCGATAACTCTTCTAAAGAAGAGAGTGAAGACAAAAACGAAGAACACAACGAAGATTCTTCTAAAGAAGAAAGCACTGGCAATGAAGAAAATGCTGAAGATCCTTCACAAAGTGAAGATGATGACCCTACCGCTATCATCGCAGATGATTTCGAAGAAGAAAGCGCCGATAGTAAACTATCGAACGAAGAAATCGAAGAAACTATGAAAAATGCAGTTGTCTTGTTAAAACAAGAAAGTGCGAAATGTTGGAACGGCTATTCAATGAAATTGAAAGACTACGAATCCGATAACAACACTAAAGTCGAATTACTAAAAGTAATTGTTAGAAATGTTGGCACTGGAATCAACCAAAGCCAAGCACAATATGGATATTGTGGAAGATTTAATGCCAAGCGTTTTATGAAAGACCACAACGATAGTTGTAAGTGGTTTGAAAAGAAAGCATACGAAGATAACCAAACAAGTAAGAAATCTTCAAAGAAGATTCTTAACATTTGGTTAGACCAAAGTGGTAGTTTTGAGAAAAACAATAACGAAGTTAACAAAATCTTAAAGGCACTCTATGAAATAGAGCAAAAACGAAATGATTTTGAGTGGAACTTAATTAGAGTTGATTCTCACTTTGTTATCGAAAGAAACAAAGAGAGAAGATTTTCTAAGTCAAGTGGTAGCAACGCTCTTCCAAAGGAAGAAATCGAAAAATGTTATCACGAACTTAACAAAAGTGGTTATGAATATAACATTATACTTTTCGATGGAAAAGTAGGCGAAAATATCGATGAATACTTTGAAAGAGTTGCAAATGAAGAGCGTAGAGTTATGTCTTCTTCATCTTACGATGAAAATTACAAAAAGAGATACCACGAAAATTGTGAACAATCTCGCAAAAACTTAGAAATGCAACGTTGTAAGTATGATTACAAAAACTTAAAAGTTTTTGATAACAAACGCTCAATATTCATTAGTGAATATTCAAACACTGCCGACATTAAGAGAGTTTGCAAAAATGCAAAAGCAGTTATCGAAGAAAACTGCAACTATGCTGGCACACTCGCGAAGAACGTAATCAAAGCACTCGACCTACTCTTTTAGAGTAGGTTGGGTGTCAGCACTACCGAAATATATATTTCTATTTAGTGTAGTCCATCCAAATAGATGGAATACACGGAGCATAGAAATATATAAATCTCACTCAACGAAAGGAATCAAAAATTATGAAAATCTCATTTTGGAAACGAGACAAATATGTCTCAAAAAAGTTTAAGAACGATAAGAAACTCAAAAAGTTTTTGGAAAAAAATAATATTCATATTTTTAATATGAATGGCATTACATACGCTTACATAGGGGGTATTCAATAATGGCAAGCAAGTTTATTGTAGATGTTTACATCTACGAAGGAGAAACAGTCCTCAATTTTATGACTGAGGACATTCACTATATGGGTATATTACGCTCAACACGTGAAGAATCTATCAATCTTGTAGTGAATAACGGAAAAATAATCTTTGATTATTGTTGGGGTATTCACGCTGGTTGTGAATATGACTACAAGAAAAAAGAAGAAGACTTGTTTAGACAAGACCACCCAAACCTACTCGAAGAAATACAACGAGCATACGATAACAAGACACTCGTGTATAGGTATTATGTGTGGAACGGAAAAGAAAACATAGAACACACCACTACCGACATAAATGTTGCATTAAAGAAAGGGGGGCAAAACTGATATGGCACTACTACGTTATCCGTGGCGCACTATCAAATGTGAACGCTGTGGGTGTGAAGTCGAGCTTATGGACTCACTCACAAACACTTGCGAAAAGTGTGGCGCATTATACAACGGATTCGGTCAACGCTTGGAAGACGGCGTTGATGAAATCAACCACCCATTTCACGATGGGAAAGCATTTTAAGAAAGGAACTCACTCAACAATGAAAAAACAAATCAAAGGTGTATTAGTTAATACACAAACAAATGAAATTGCTCCATATTCTTTTGAATGTGAAGAACAAGAAAATGGCAAGACAACGTTTTTGCCTAATATGTATGCGCTATTAAATTGCGGCTGCATAGACATAGTCACACGTATGTTTGGCGACTATGCGCTCGACATCGTATGCGATGATGAAGGTCTCTTCAAAGAAGACAACAAAGTCAGCATTTTAACTTTTAGTGGCAAACAGTTGGTAGAACAAATCGTTGGCAACGTATTTATTTGCAAAGCAAACGATGAAGGCGAATCCGTTTCACTAACTGAAGAAGAAACTCAAGCAGTTTTAACTCAAGTTGGAATTCTCAAAAGTGAAATGAGAAAGGTTTTGGTAGCAAGAGTATGAAATGTTGTATTTGTGGAAAAGAAATAAAGGGGTATGGCAATAGCGCCTTACCCCTCGTAGAGGGTGTATGTTGCGACCACTGCAATAACTTTGTGGTAGTGCCTTCTCGTATGTATATGCTCGCGAAAGATAAAGGGTGTGAAAAAATGGCGCACGACTTTATCTCGCAGGAACAACCCTTAGCACAAATTGGAGCAAAAGTGCTGATCCTAGAAATGAAATCCGAACCAAACTATTCTGGCAAGTCTGGTATAATAGAGCATATTGACGATATTGGTCAACTACACGGCACGTGGGGTGGGTGTGCGCTCATACCTACGGAAGACACTTATTTCATAATCGACTGAAAGGACAACAATTTATGGGAAGACATAAGAAAGTAGGTAGGAAGACACTACCGAACAATGGCGCCGAAAAGAATAGACAAGAATGGCGCAAGAAGAACAATAAGCTTATCAACATTAGATTAAATGTAGATAGTGATAAAGACATTATCGATTATTTATCTAAAATAGATAACAAGACTGAACTATTTCGCGCACTAATACGCGAACATATGAGTAGGTGCAAATAACACACGAAGGCAGCTCGAAAGGGCTGTCTTTTTTTTGCTCTTTTCACCATCTACAACCATATATTTGTTAGAGTGTTTTACTCTTACTAATATATGAAATATGAATTCGCATCATTTTTTTGTGCTTAAGCATATCTCCGCAACACTTTCACTCCTGAGAAATTCTTTTGGTCAACAGGCAATTGGTGTATGCTAGTGCTATGAAAGTTTTAATGTTTGGCACGGCGTGCATTGGATTGGTCTCCACTATCACTGCTGTGGTGTGTAGCATAAGTCTATTAAGTGGGCAAGAATACATACTTGGCAAGTGGGGTTTATTTTTTTGGTTTGGCATTATTCCATTACTTATATCTATATATTATTTTAGACATTATAATATCGATATTTAGAAATAAGGCAATTTGAGACAAAAATAAAAGGCGAGGGTAATTCCTCGTCTTTTTTTGTTTGAGCGTTTCTAGGGTGGTTTTTGTTAAATCTAGGGGCATTTGCTATCATTATGCTAGCGCACATTACGGCACATAGAACGTTAACAAGTCATTTTTCAGTTTGGAAATGATTTTATTTATAGCAACTAATGAATAATTTGTTTGGTCGGCAATTTCTTGATAGGTTTTTTCTTCAAAGAAATACATTTTGAAGATTTGTTTATATCTTGGTGTGTGTTTAGAGAGCAAGATGTCAATGTTTTCAACCAGCTCATCGCGAAGATGTTCGATGTCTTCCTTATAGACTTCAAAACGCTCTTCTTCAATTTTAGCGTCCAAAAATTTCTTCTGCTTCCATTTGGTCGTTTCGCCTTCGTAAAGTTTCATCGTTGCTCGCCTAACCTTAATCTCACTCTCGGCATAGAGAATGGTCATTTCAAGGTTCATCAACATTTTTTTGATTTTGTCAGCAATAGTCTTGGCTTGTTTGTTTTCGTCTCTACACATATACGCGCACTCCTATGTTAGAATGGCAAATCATCATCTTGAACGACATCTCCATCAGGCAATTGCTCTTCAAAGTTATCCACACCTGTATCCACATCGTTAGAAATTTTAATCTTTTGCTCGCCTAAAGGATAAATCCTTTGTGCTACAAGTTTTACCATTACGTGTCCTTCGTTGGTTTGAAAACTGTCGATATAACCATTAACAGCAACTTGTTTGCCTAACATTTCAAGTCTTGTATCAACGGCAGTATTGTTTCCATACACTTGGACTTCTACTTCAAAAGCATTTCCTTTTTTGGATGCAAATTTCTCAACTTCAAGTTTCAGTAAATAAGATTTCCACTTTCCATTACCTATATACTGATAATTAGACGTGCATATGCCTATTAGTAAGAATTCATTGTTTATCATATTGTTCGTATTCCTCTCTTAGTTCGTTGGGTAGGGGGTAAGCAGTGATAAGGCGATTGCTTGTTTTTGCCATTATCACCACTACACCTCTATATACCTTTACGCGCTTATATTTGCCCTTTGATTCCAAATAGGTTTTTAGTTTCCCATCTTGGAAATGTGCTGAAGATTTTCCAAGGCGTCTGGCATTACGGGCGAAGTCGTTAGTTTCACGCTTATCTAGTCCTAATCTTTCACTTAAACGTTTGTAGGCGTGATAAGAGTGAGTTTTAATCTTCCTTCGCGCCATTACGCTTGCGCACTTTCTCTATAAATCTTCGCTATGCCTTTATGGTTGTTGCACCAGTCAATGACATCTTTTTCGGTATCTTTAAGAATTCCTTTCCAATAGCCGATAAGATTCTCAGTTTGTCTGAGCGTTCCATTATTCATACCCGCAGCGAAACGTTTAGTTCCGTGCTGAATGATGAATTGAAGATTTCTTCCACCACCTAGTTCGCCTATATACGCGAATATGTCTGCAACTGGGTCTTGAGTAAACCTCCACTCGAAGCAGTATTCTTCAAGCATTTCCACGATCGCCTCATCCACTTCTCTTGGTGGCAATGCGACTTGGACATTTTTATAAATGCCTTCTAAATAACGCTTATCTACATAGCACGCATTACGGACAGGATTGAGTTTTTCTACACCATCAATGTGAAGTTCTTCAAGTTCTTTCATAAAATCTAGAGCAACTTGTTCTTTTTCTCCGTCAAATAGGCACATCATCATATTGTATTGTGGTTGCATACCGACACTATCGTATTTTCTTAGCACTTCACTAATCTTTGATAAACACACTTTTAGTTCTGGTTTCATTTCCTTCCCTGTAAGAAGGTCTTGCCTCAGGATGACGGCTATGGCACAGCACCTGAGTTCCCCAATATGAGCTTCAACTGTTTTATTTCTTCCCATCTCCATCATCTCCTTTTAGTGCTTTTACTATTTTGTTGTCGAGAATTGTAAGATATGCTAACAATCCTTCAGCTGTTTTTTGTTCCTCCTCATTATGAGCGTTGCAGAATTTAATCTGCGCATTACCCATACGATTAAGAACGCACAAGTGCAATTGGAAAATTTCACTTGGTTTGAGTTCGAGAACGACATTGCTCTCTTCTTGTTTTTCTGGCATTTTAATTATCTCCTTCGTCGAATATCGACATTGCCTTATCGTCTTCTTGCAAATCAATGAATCCACTGGCGCCAAATAAAGACATTTGTCCTTTAGCGTCAATCCCTTGAGTTCTATCGATAGCAATTTTCCAATACTTTTCATCAATTTCGAACCCAAGATAGTTCAATCCTAGTTCGATACAAGCGACTGCTGTTGTTCCACTTCCCATAAATGGATCTAAAACAACTGCGTCTGGTGTTTGTGGGCAAGCGTGTTTAATGTGCCTACACACAAGGTCTAAAGGTTTTATTGTTGGGTGGATATAATCTTCTTTATCCGCCTTATTAGTTTTGCTCATATACCATCTCGACTTCAGTTTAACTCCATCGTTAAGTTTCACTCCTGCTTCACGGAAATATAAGCAATATTCAATATCAGGCAACCAAGTATTATTACAGAATGGCTTTGGGTTGGTTTTGCACCATACGAGCGGATTACACGCGATTTTGATACCTTCTTTTTGTTCTTTGTCTTTGAAATATTTCATTATCTCAAAGATTTGTTCTTGGCTACACCATATAAAGATATTGATTTTTTTCATAACACGACACAACTCATCGAGTAATGTCATATCAATTCCATTGGCGAATTTGCCGATGGTTTTTTCATAAAGAGCATTTCTTGTTGGATTTTTTAAGAACCCTGCACCTTTTCCACCGTCTACTATTAAGTAGGGAATATCTGTGTATACAAGGTCTACGCTTTTATCAGGAACTTGTTTAATGAGTTCGTAAGCATCTCCAAGATGAATCTTATTCAGTTCCATACGCCTTCTCCAATACGACTTCAACTCTTGGATGTTCGTCGTAAAACTTCATAAGCACTTCGCAAGTTATTTGACTGTCGTCATACCAAATAGTTCCTTGTTTACTAATGGCATCGCAGATGACTTTCGAAATGTTATCTAAATCAGGTTTCTTGGTTGGTCTAATCTTATGCTCTTTCATCAATTGACCAGTCTTGTCCAAATCCGTAGTTCCTGTTCGTTTGTGATACTTATAGTGCTGTTTAGGGATGGAGAAGAAAGCAGTAATCGAAATCCATACTTCTTCACCCTTTGCAAATGCGACTTTATCAGGCGCCTTATCTAACACGTCTATTACGCGCCCCATATATTCAACATTTTTGTGAGGATTGAAAGCACGTGCGTGTCCACGAATGTTCATAGGTTGCATATTCAACTTACCAAATGGGTCGCCTTTGATAACAAATTTGAATGATTTGCTCATTTTTTTCTCCTTTCTCCAATCTCTTGGTCTAATCGTTTGAGATATTTACTCAAATCTCTACGAGTATAATTCGATGTCGAATTGCTATATTTTTCTTTAGTTCGTTCGCGTTCTGCGAGCAGTTCTGGGTAAGACATTAACTTTAATTTATTTGCCATAAATCTCCTTATTTATTTCTTTGCTTAGGTGGTTGATATTCTTCGATGGAAGCGAGTTCCATTAAATCGGAATATTTTTTAAGCAATACATTTCTTTTCTTCGGTCTTGATATGCGCATTATGTCCATTGCGTAGAAGAATGTCCTGACTTTGATTTCGCCGTTCATTCTATCAATGTTCTCAGCAGTGCAGATGTATCCAGCAATGCAGACCTTTGCGCCGTTGCGACAGATTACTGATGCTCGCTCAGCCAAATCTCCAAATGCAATGATCGGAATATGGTTGATGTCATCTTTGTTTGGGGATTTAACTGCTAAGGTTATGTAGCATTTTGCTTTACCCTTAGCGTCATATATACGAGTGGCGTCATTATAGCAAGTTCCTATAAAACGAAATTCGTTATACACTGGTATTTGCATTTTATTTTACAAACGATTCCACGAATGGTCTTGCCACACTATTCTCATCAATGGCTCTGTCTTGAGCAGAGATTAGTTTCCCTAATCCATCGTCATCAATCCTTCTAGTGATAGCGCCGTATTTCGCCATTATTCTTGTTCCACGAGCATACAATTTATTAGCGTATGTAATACACTCTTCCTGAGTGCCTAAGCGGAATTTTCCTTCATCTTTGATGATTATTTTTTCTACTTCAGGACTTTGCATAATGTAATCGATGTCTTCGTAGATAGATGGACAGTTAGTGAAGTTATGCTCACTTTCTTTATACTGATAGTATTTTGGCATTGCTTCACAAACTTCTTTGACAGTAATGTTTGGTCTATCTTTAATGAGACGGTAGAGTTCCCAATGATAACCAAGCATTTTGTATTCGTGAGTTCTTTCCCAGATTTCTTTAATTTTCTTTTTGGTTAAGCGTTTTGACTTAAACCTTTGTTGAGCGAGATTATCCATTTTAATTCCTTTCTTAGAAAGGCAAATTATCTTCATCATCGAGTAGGTAGTCTCTTAGATAATTAGCCCTATTATCGATAGATTCTAAATCGATAGATTCTATATGCTTTATAAATTCATTTATTCTTTTTCCTAATTCCATAGGGTCTTGACCCTCTTTAAGTAATTTATCAATTACGAAATTAGTTATAGATACTTCTTCCATAGATCCTTTAACGCAATACTTTGCGTCTAATAATCTATTTAATAAAGGTAATGTGTATGCGTGAAGATTATTATTACTATTTAATTTATCTTCTATTATCTTATCTTTATTTATATTTTCTTTTATTATCTTATCTTCTATTATCTTATCTTGTGTTAACGGCTCGTTAACGGACAGATAACGGACACCATTTTCATTAAATGTATATGCTTTATTTCCATCTATTTTAAGGTCAGGATTGTCAATAAGATAATTGCTTCTTTTATACGTGTCTTTTCTCTTGGTGTTATGAATCCACCAGTGCTTTACAAGAACGACGCCACCATTACATTCGAGCAAAAATTTCTTTCCAATTAAGATTTTAAGGTCATCGTTGCTCGCGCCAATGATTTTAATTATTTTTGAAGGACTTGCGCAAAATCCATCATCATCACTTCTCATACCAATGTGGTAATAAAGTGCTTGTGAAGATATAGGCATATCCAGAAAAGCGTCTGAATCTACAATATCTAATGAAAACATTCTTCTATTTGCCATAAACTCTCCTTTCTTATGAGAAGAATAGTGTTTTAAGTGTTATCGCTTCACATTGTTGAGTGAGATTATTTTTCTAATGGTTCTTCGGATGGTTGTTGTTCTTCTTCAGCAACTTCTTTTTGACCATAATCATCATCAATGACCGCACCATTGTCATCGACCACAACCTTTTTAACTCCCCTATTTGGAGCATAGTCAGTGTTGTCATATTCTTCTTCAGTTGTTCTATTGTAAGAACGGATGACAGTTTTTTGAGCGTCTGTAAGTGTGCTTGGTGCTGTGTTGAAGATCATCTTAACTAATCTACGAATTACCGAACGCTTTGCCATTTCTTGTGGGAAATCCTTTTGGACGTTACGAGATGGGTCACTAGATTTAGACCAGTTGGTATCGATTTCCTTTTTGGTCATAATACAGTAATGTCTCTTTCCGTCAGGACAATCCGCCCAAGCATAAGCGCCGATGATATCTTTGTCGTGGTTTTCTAAGCGAGTTCTGTGGTTGATAATAATTTCTTCGCCGTCCTTGTTGGTATCGATTTCGTATTCGTCATCCTTGTAGATAACTCTTGCTCTAATATCGGTGACTAAACCTGTTTCGAGCGCGACTTTGACATCACCATAATAGGAACGGAACATTGTTAATTTATTTCCACGTGCAATGAAGTAAACTTGTTTCTTGTCAATTTCAAGACCTTGAATGACTGCTTCTACTAAAGCTTCTCCTACGGACACGTTGGTAACTTTAGCAATTGAACCATTTTGAACAATGCTCGTATACATCAATTTGAGTTGATTGCCATAGGCATAACCTTTTGGGAATACGAGTTGACCTTGTTCTGCAAGGTTCGCAAATGAGTTAAGAATTGAATCAGCAATTGTGCTGTTCCCGATTGCCTGTGCGACTTCTTTCTTGTTGATTGTCGCGACTTGATTTTGATTTTCTTGTGGCATTATTTCTTGCCCCCTTTATCTTTTGGATTTTTTTGTTCTTTTAGATATTTTGCGTATCTCTCACATTTATCTTTTTTTGAACATTTTTCGCACTTTTCTGGTGAAACAGGCGCTTTTTTAACTAAATCAAGAATAAATGCCATCGCTGCCAACTCTGCGAGTTCATCAATAGCAGCTTTGACTTCTTGCTCTTCTTCTTTTGGACTGTCTTCTTCCAAGACTTCCCAGTCATCGGCAAGGCAATCACTAACGGATGGCACCCACGTGGAGACATCGCCTTGAGCAGTTCTTAATGCGAAGTATGGGCGATAAGACACTAAACCGTTTTCATCAGCGATAGATTTCGCTGCATCGGTCTTCGCAGGATATTTGTCTGCTGGAACAAGGTAAACAAATTGTCCTTTGCCGTTCCAACCAGTTCTGGTCACTTTGCGACCTTCTTCTAACGCATATAATGCAACACTAAATTTCATTTGTTTTACTCCTTTATTTAATGGTTAGTTCACATCCATTTTTCTCGCAGAAGTCTGTCAATTTCTTAATTAACTTCTCGTCAGTGAACTTAATTGTTGCGGTGTATTTTTTTGTTCCAGTGGCTACCGCGCCCACTACTAATTTTTGAGAATCTTCATATTTATGAATTTCTACATCTAATAGATTTCTTGCTTGAGTGAAGAATTCTTTTAACTCGTTACATTCACTTGTGAAATCAGATGTGAAATCGGCAATAGTGTCGATTCTTTTTCTGTCGATAGCAGTGATGATCTTTTGAAGGTCAGCACGCCATCCTTTCATTTTTTTCTTACCAAGTTCATCTTGGATGACGAATGGTGTTGCTTGGGCGACGATTGCTCTGGCAATTGCCCAAACATTGTCCTTACCACTTACGGCGATAAGTCCAGTTTTTTTGTCCGCAACTACATCTAGTTCGAACTTACCTAAATTTTCTTCAGCCATAATTTCCTCCTATAAGTGCTTTAACTGAATACTTGTCGCTGGTCTTTTGCGACCGTTGACATTTATTTCTACAAACGTTGTTTCCTTGTTCTCAAGATAAGCAACGTGTGAAGAAACCTCGTTTCGATACATCGGAAAAGCTCTGTCTTCCGCGTGGTCAAACTCCCACTTTTGTTTCTCTTCATTAAAAGAGAAATACTTTAAGTGAGCATATAAAAGAACTCCTTCTAAATCAGTCAAGACGACTAAATATTGAGCGTCTTGCCAATAATACTGGTCTGGTAAGTCTTTGCTTTCCCAAATCTGTTTTTCTTCTTTAGAACGGAGTTCGACGTTCTTAAATTCAATACCCCAAAGATTGCCTGTCCATTTATTTCTTGCGAGTGAATCTGGTGTGCAAGATAAATAAGGTTTATCTTTTCTTATAAAGATACATCTATTCTTTGTTGGTAATGGGATTAGTTCAAATTGGTCTTTGAAATCGTGTGAGAAAAGTCCACGTATAAACTTTTCGGTTGTTTGACCTTCAACCATTCTATCGTTGGACTTAAAAGTTTTAACTTTACCAAAAGCAAGTTTGTTATAGAGATCATTCGCTGTAAGCCATTTAGACTTGTTGAGCACGGCGGCAGCTTCACTACCACCGATGGTATGATTTTTAATTTCTAACCATTCTTTCTCATTAACACTTAATCCGTAATAATTGTTTTTATTGAAAATCTTTCTCATCATTTATTTTCCTTTTTAATAATTGATAATTCTTTTTCGCGCGTAGTTCCGTATAACGCGAGAACACTGTCTGTTTTTACATATTCAGTTCCATAAGGCACTGCTCCATTCATTTCTTTAATCGCTCTTTGCTTAATGCGAATAGCAGTCGTTTTACTTTTGATGTTGGAGAAGTATTCTTTAATTTCGTGATATGTCCAAGCAGGCATTGTTAATAATTCTTCTTTTGTTCTCATTTTGCGAGCACCTTAATCTAAAAAAAATATATCTTTGCCAAATTTTTGTGCTAAAAGTGCCATTTCTTCCTCATTAAATCTACGTCTTCCAGCGAGTTTCTCAGAAAGAGCAGGCAATTTAATACAAAGTTCTTCGGCTAAATCATTTCTTTTCATTCCGCGTTCTGCGATAGCGCCTTTTAATTTAGACCTGTTTACAAATTGCATACGATTTTTCTCCTTGCCATAATACTACCACACTGCTAGCATTTTGCAAATACTTTTTTCGCAAATTGAAAAATTTTTTCTTTTTTTGTTGTATTTTGCTAACAACCAATTTATCATATGAGTAGGCAAGAAAGGAGAGACAGATGGGAAATCGACTTAAAAAGTTGCGCACAGAAGCTGATATTAGTTTGCGTGAATTACAAAAATACACAGGCATAACAAATTCAGTCATCTCTGTATTAGAAAGTGGTAAACGCCCGTTCAGGCAGACGCACATAGATACGCTTAGTTCCTTTTTTAATGTTACTAGCGATTTCTTATTAGGACGTTCTGACGTTGGATATATCGTTTACCCTGAATATGGCGATGAAGAAATTATCTTATCAAACAGCGAATATATGCGTCTTGCAAGTCATATTGAAGTTAGTGTTATTAACAAAGGCAGTGTTTCTACCACGATCACTATTAACACTCCTCTTCAAGAGCAAAGCGTAGCAATTACATCATATGTCGTATATAGAGAACTCAAAGGCACAGTTGATGATTACGATTTGCAAGAAACGTTGTTTCAAAAGTATTTAGAGTTAGGCAAGCATATGACAACTGATGAATTAAAAAAGACAATTAAGTTTATAAACGATTACATCTTAAACAAATAATGCTAAATAAAAAAGTGGCGCACTACCAATACGCCACCCGCAAGAACCAAAATTGATAATCTCACTCAACAATTTATTAGAACTTGCTTTTATTATTTTAGCAAGAAAGGGTCAAATATGAAAGTAATAAAACACAAAGGTGCATTTGTTCAATATGAAGACCTATCTTGGGGAATTGATACTCGTATCAAGGTAGAAGATGAATATAAGCACTTTAAGAAGAAAGGGTATCCAACTTTATCTGCCGCTAAATCGGATTTTGAAAGAGCAAAGGCAGAGTTTATTAGTTCAAAAAGTTTGAACAAATACGAGGTTTTGATATTCGACGATTTACTTGTTGAATATACAAAAATGAGAAAAATAGTAGTAAACAAAACTACACTTGGCTGTGATAGTTCTATCTTTAATGTTTATTTCCTTCCTACATTTGGAAAGAAATTGCTTAAAGATTGTTTTAACACCGAAACCATTAACGCTTGGTATCACTCCATTGTTGACACTCCTAAGTTCTCAAATAACAAAAAAGCAAAGGTCATTACGCGAATGAAAGATTTATTAAAGTTTGCGTATATGCACAAATACATAGACGCTGTTGTTTATCAAGACTGCGATGTTTGCCTTTATCAAGTTAAATATTCAAAAAAACCAGAACACGAAAAAGTTATCTGGAGTGAAGATGAAGAAAGAGCATTTTGGGATATATTGCAAGATCATCCTAAAGACAACTTAATGTTCAAAGTATTCTTTGCTTGTGGAGCACGTATCGGTGAATTTATGGGTTTGCAACCTAAATGCTTTGATTATAAGAAAAGAAAGATTATAATCTGTCAGCAGGCACTTTACATTCCTAACGAAGGACTTGTCTTAACTGATAAATTAAAAACTCACGATTCGTATCGTTCTGTAATAATTTCCCAGCAATTAGCGGATGAAATTGAAGATTTTATAAAAACTTTATCTATTAAAGATGATGAATATATCTTCTTTGAAACCGATAGAAAAATGCCTATGGCACGCACTACTTTTAGAAGAAGATTATATAAGTATTGCGAACTCGCAGGTATACCTAAAATCGTGCCACACACAAGCAGACATATGCAGGCGACGAAACTTGCTAGCGTGTGCCGTAACGGAGAAGAAATTGAGGCGGCAGCAAGGCGCTTAGGACACTCTCCTGAGATGTTCTTAAACACTTATGCTCGTCACGCTAATGATGAAAAAGAAGAAGAACTTCTTAGAAGGATGGACGCATAATGAAATATGTTAGAACTAAAGATGGAAAAGTTTGGACAAACAAAAACCCTAACCACGATAAAGATATTTTTACATCAAGATATAATCCAAAAGAAGTTGTAAGAGAAGCCGACACCATTGAAGAATTATGTGATAGAGTTGTTGTAAAAGATTCTAATAATAAAGAGCCAAGAGTATATAATATAAAGAAACATAATTGGAGAAAAATAGCTAACACTTTATTTAACATAAGGAAAGTTGAATGGGTTAAGTTTGCTATCTGGACAGACAAAGGTCTTATCTATGTAGCAAAGATGAATGATAAAGGTTGCCTTGAACTATTATGATAATTGAAGGAAGAACAATAGCGACTATTCTTATATATATTTTTACATTTGTTGGGTATTTGTTAGGAAAGAGTATCGGAAAAGAACAAGAAAAAGAACACTTATTAGAAAAAACAAGAATTGTTAAAGACTTTATAAAATGGATACAGGAGAATAAACAATGAAAGCAATTTTAATTAGCGACCACGCCAAATGGTGTGCCTTAATGATGAATGGAAAAAAGAAAGTTGAAGTCCGTAAAGGCACTGCATTATATAAAGCAACTCAAAAGCTCATTGATGAATATGGGTATGCAGACATTTATGTGTGTTGCGTGAAAGGGAATGAGGATATAGTAAGAGAAAGCAGTCCTTATTCAAGTGTTCCAAATTATGTTTGTGTAAAATTTGATAAGAAATTATCTAAAGACTTACCTGAATATGAATACTCAAGTAGAGGCAAAGTCATCTTCAAGTTCCGTTGCTATAAGGTGGAAGAAATCAAATTGCCATATACAAAATTTAATTCTACTGAATGGGTTGGTTGCGAAGAAGAAAGAAAATGGCAGACACCAACAATGAACGAAGATAAATTATTAGAACTATCTTGTTTAGAGGAATTAGAACTATATGGATACCTTAATGGTAAACCAAGCACTGCCATTCACATCAGCGATTTAGAAGTATTTGATAAACCTAAAGAGTTGAGTGAGTTTTATCACTATGTCAAATACAATAAAGAAATGGCAACACTGAATAATCAAGATTGGGATTTTTGTAAACTAACCAAAGCACCACAAAGTTGGTGTTATATTGAGGGTAAAAGTTCGAAAAAATAACTGAACCCAGTTGGTCTATTTGATAACAGAATGAAATCAAAAGAAAATTAGTGCTATCAACTTGATTCCAAAACGCACTAATTGAACTGATATGAACTAGGTGCATTTATTCCCGTCACCTGCTCCAAACTAAAAGCAACTCCGATTTTATCGGAGTTTTCTTTTGTTTTCAACTTCAAAAGGGTAATAAAAGGGTAAAATTAGGGTAAATCACTCTTTTTCTTGTGCATTTTATCAAACAACATCTTCATACCGATTGCTGTCATAGTCACAAGTAATATAAATGGACTGCCCACTGGACTTGCCCACCATACCCACACCGTTGTTCCTATTCCAAATAGCCAAGCACCTGCTTGAGTAGATTTCCATCCACACAAAGCGGCAGCGAGATAAAATCCCCAAACACTGCTTGACCATAAGAGCAACGATATCACGATACAAATTGCTGAACGCCAATCTCTAACGTTATAGAATAACCACACAAACGGAAAAGCAAGTAAATACCAAACCCATTTCCAGAACCTTTTGAACTTTGATGGAGTGGATCTTATCTTTGCTTTTCTTTTTTCTGCTTGTTCCTTATACTTCCGTTCTAACTCTTTTAAGTATTCGCCTTTTGCCATAAATTATCCCAAAAACGCTTTGATATTTGACAACGAAGCGCCTTTACCTGCAAGGTATCCTTTCAATGTGCGTTTGTTTTTATCGTTCAAACTATATCCTGCTAAATACATAACAAGGATTTTTTCTTGCCTTGATAGACTATATTGTCTATTGATGTATTCGACAACTAGTTCTTTTCTTGATTTTCGCTTTGTTTCGGTGATTTGAGACACTTTATTAAGAATTGCAACTAAATTACCAAGATTGACATTTCCGTTTGTTAAAACGAGTAAATTAGATAATTTGCTTGAACCTGTTCCACCAACTGCGTTAACTTTAGCGAAATCATAGTAAAGGTCATAAATCTTTTTAATTAACTTTGCCTGTTCTTCTTGAGTTAGAGATTGATATTCTTGAACTTGAAGTAATTCTCTTACCGCCTTATCTGATTGCTTATAAATTCTTTGGAAGGTAGTAATTTGAGCAGCGGTCAACATAACTGTTTCGCCATTTTCATTAACATAAGATGTCATACATTCACGTGGCATAGCATTATACCCACTCATATATAACTTTGTTAATTCATTAAGAACTCTTTCAGAAACGAAACCTGTGCGATTATAAACAATAGTGTTGATAATTTTTCTTGCACCATTGTAATCGCCTTTTTCGACATAGTTTTTAAGTGCTGTTTGTAGAGATGGTGATGAACCACCATAGAGCACGTTTTGTAATTGAGCTGCAATTTCTGGGTCAAACACTTTTAATGCACCATAAGCATAACTGGTTAAAGTAGAAACTGGAATTCCTGTCATATTGCCAACGATATTGGCAATTGTATACCAGTCAATTTTGCCATTCTTGAATCCATTAAATAAATCAACTAAATCATTTGCAATTTCAATAACAGGAACTTGGACATCATAACCTTTGCCAACTTTAATGTTTCCGTTTTCATCTCTTTCAAAACTGCCACCTAAAGCGCTGGTAATTGTATTGATGAATGGAACCCAATCAACAAAAGTTGATTTGATTATATTTAATGCCCAAAGAATAGGATCTTGTAATTCCCATTCGTCCCAGTCTTTTTTGCCTTTGATGTGTTTCATCAATTCGTTAATAAGCGATACAAAAATACCTTGTGCCATTAAGCCCATTGCAGTATTTACTGGAATTGCTTTTCCACCTGCTGTTTTGAAACTCTCGTAGTCTTTTACTAAGTTTTTCAAACGTTCATATTTCGCTTTAGCATTGATGTATTCTTCTCTAACGTCATCGTCATATGGGTTTAATTTATATTCATCATTTGCATATGTATAATCATCTTTTGCTTTTCTTAAATTCTCTTGTAATTCTTTGAAATCAACATTACGGTTTCTTAACCATAATCCTAATTTGTGAATTTGAGAACCAAACGCAGCTCTGTTTGCACCTTGCAAGAATCCAAACACTGCTTTAGTAATTCCCCCATAATCTCCACGTGCAATAGCATTTTTGCTTAAAGCACTATTACCGATTTGAGATAATTCAAATTCAGTCCAATGCTCTTTAACCCAGTTCTTGTTCTCTTCAGTGCCAATTTTGTATCCAAATTGGTCTTGCGCAATGTGCATTAAAGAGACTACACCACTTGATACAGTGAATAAGTCAACTTTAGAAATGCCATACATACCAACTCTTGCAATCTTTTCACCGAATTGACCAACAGAATCAGCATTTGATAAAAGAACACCTTTTGAACTTTCACGATATTTAAGACCACCGATTTCATCAACAAGTTGTCTGTATTCTGTCTTAACAGCGTCACTCTTAAAGATATTAGAAAACACACCTTTAATGGATTTATACATAGGAATGTTGGAAGTCCAAATAGAAGCAAATTGTTTTAACATTGTTCCAATGTTCAAAGATAACTTTGCCACAGAGAATGTTGACATTGCTTTAGAGAACATATCATTGACTTTGTTTGGATTGACACCAAGCACATCTGCAAGAGATGTCATTAAATAATTGAAGTCTTTTTCACCGACGGTTTCTGCAAGGACTTGGCTTAATGTTTTTCCGTTAGTGCCAACTTCTGTTTTTGTATTTAAGATACTAATGACATCTCTATAAATAGGTTTAACGTATAATTCAGATCCTAATGAATCTACATATGACATAAAGGATGATAAAGCACCATTGATGAGAACTGCATTTTGTGTATCAACACGAGCTTTGGCGTGTGTGAAAACACCAGCAGGATTCCTCATTGCTTTTTCAACATTAGTTGCTTTTTGATAGGATCTAAATAACATCCAATAAGATTTGTCACCAATTTTGCCAATTTCATTTCTACCAGCATATTTACCAAATTTCTTTTCGAACATTTTCATATATTCCGATTTAACGGAATCGTTCATTGTTTCGAGCAAGAAATCACCAAACTTACGATAATTTTCAGGTAAAACACTCTCGACGGTTGTTTTAAGTTCGTCAGCAACACCAAGACCCAATTTAGTGGATAACTTCATCTCTTTTCCACTTTCGGCAAGAATGTATTGAAAACCATTGCTATTGATTTCATTTCTGTTTGTTTCTACTTGTAAAGAAATATAAAGAGATAATGCTTGGTCTGCGGTTAATTTATGACCATCTATTGTAAAAGTCTTTGTGTCAAAATTCTTTTTAATTCCTAATTCTTTTAATTTTTTATTGATTAAATCACTATATGCGCCTTTATAAAGTTGTTTTTGGTTAAAGCCCATTTGCATTTCATAAGTGATTTTTCTGGAAAGAGTGCTATTAGAACCGAGCATTTGTTCGATAACTACATAAGCAGGAGCAAAGCCACGCTTCCACGCTCTATACATACGCGCTGCAAGATTGTCGCGTTTAGAATAAGACATTCCTTGAATAGTCTTAATGCCTTCGCGGACGGCAGGTCTAATTTCTGTCGCGTCTCTAGTAATTTGATTTTGAATTTGTCGCTTAACTAAACGTCCTAAATCAATAAGTTTTTGAATTGTCGCTTCATCTAAAGACACATCTCTTGTTGTTTTAGTGCCTGCTTTTGTAGTGATTTCTTTTCTCGCTGGGAGACTTGCTTCTAAGTCAAGCAAAGCATCGTGAATCTCTGGAGAATATTGTAATCCACCGAAATTAGTTCTAATACTATCTTCGTTGTAAAGTTCTAAAGCAGTTTCTACTGTTTCTCTTAAAGAACCTAATTTATAAGAAGTAGAACCATTCCAATGTGTATCATTAAAGATATTTAATAATGGTAAATATCCACCTTTTGCAACACTGTCGTCTGTTAATTCCAAATATCTATCATAGGTGTTGTGAATACTATTACGAAGGTTTTGCCATACGTGTGCTCTACCCGTCAATTCTTTTGCGTTTTGAACATTTTTGACCGCACGATTCAATGCTTTCTCAAAAGGCAAAGTTGCCTTTGTTCTTGCAGGTGTATCCGCAGATGTAGAGATAATACCTTCAATTGCAGATTCCATACTTGTCTTTGCACTTGCATCTAAAAGATCATCAAGAGTTCCAATAACTTTGTTATCTTGTGTAATTTGTGTTTCAAGAATGATATTTGAAAGGTGCTTTGCTTGTGTTTTCGCACGTTTTGCACTGTTGATTTCAGTAAACGACTTAGATACAAAATTACGGAAATTGTCAGGGAAGTGAACTTTATATCCACTACCGAGTTTGCCTTCAATATATTCAGCGGTATCATTAACAATTTCTTCTGTGGTTTCAATTGATTTGAAAGTTAAACCTTTCTTTTTCTTTGCTTCTAATTCAGCACTATCAATATCTTTAGAAAACATTATTTTAGTTTTATAACGTCTATTGATTGCATCTTTGAAAAGATTACTGATTTCGTTTAATTCTTCTGCTTTAACGCCATATTTGTTATAAACAACAGCAACTCTTTTCATTCCAGAAAAACTATCGGCAAGAATTTCGTCATAAATTAAATTGCGGTGAAATTCCATTGCGATATCTTCGATAAACATATTGTTGAAATCGCTTTCACTATAAGTAGAAAGACCCCTTCTTTTTCTCCAATCGTTAATGTCCTCTTTTATGCCGTCGCCCCATCCGTCTTTAAGATATTCTAATGCAGCATTATAATATTGTAATCCGTGTGGATCGTTTGCTCTTAAAGCTTCTAACAATCCAGTCTTTGACTTGAATAGGGCGTCCATTGCTTTTTCGAAATATTCGTTATAAAACTTAGGTTCGAAATACTGAAAATAATGCGTTCTTTCGTGCCTAATTGTTTTAATAGGAGATTCGCATTTATAAGCAAGATTGTATAAACTAAATTCAATCTTACTAGTTGTTGGATTTAGTTGACCTACATAGCCAACCTTTTTATTAAGATTAAATTGAATTTCTGAACCACCCATTTTCTTGTATTCTTCTCCCAAAAGAAGCATTTCTGGCGTCCAGAATGTTTGTTTTAATCTTCCTTCTTTATCAAGAATTTGAACTTTGCCTTCGTTTTGAATATCATCTAAAAAAGCAAAGAAATGGTCTATTGCATTAAAATCATTGGCATACTCGTCTAAAATTGATATCTCGCCGCTATATATTTGACTAACAATTTTTAATCTTTCGGCAGTTCTTTTTCGTAATAAATTGTTGAGAGCGCTTCTCCATTTTTTACTGTATATTTTACTATCTTTGTATATTTCTTCTGGGTTTTTGGTATATCTTTCAATTTCGTTTTTGTTAAACTTATACCAGTTGTATTGTCTGTCGATTTCATTGCTTCCGTAATCTCCTTTGTGTTTGATTAAAACTTCATCGGCGTCGCCCTTAAAGTATTTTTTATCTAAATGTTGGGTATTGTATTTTTTAGCCCATTCTTTCCATAATTTGTTTTCTTTTCCATTATACTCGAAGACATTAGAAAGAGCAAAACCGACCCCACGTTCTGCTGCTCTATCAAGTGCTTCCATCAAGCGTTTGTCATCTATTTCTGTCCAATTCTCATTATATGTTGCGTTAGTGTTGCTATAAGGTGGATCAACATAAATAAAGTCACCGCTTTTTGCTTCGTTAATAATGTCAATTGCGTCTTTATTTGTTAATTTAACATCTTTAAGACCATAGTTATATTGAAGAATAGTATCTTTGAGCAATGTTTTATTAAACAAAAAGTTTTCACGTGACCAATTGCCTTTGAAATTTTCATTTTCATCAAACCACAATAAAGAACCTGATGAACTCGCTTTTTGAAGAATAAACAAATCAAGTGGGTTTCTGCTTTCAGGTTTGGTTTCGTTGAATTGCTTTTTGAAATTATCAAAACCTTCTTTTGTTCTAATTTGATATTTATCAATCGTATTAAAAATGTATGAAAGAATTTGTGATACATTTTGTTCCTTGAAAACTTTATGAAGTCCGTGAACATAAGGGTTTAATTCATTCACCACTCGATTTTTATATTCGGCGTTTGCTGAAACAACAGCACTGCCAGCAAACGCTTCAATAAATGTTCCTGTAAACGTTTCTTTTTTGGGGAAAGCGGACATTAAATCAGGCAATAACGAGTATTTGTTTCCTTCATATGTAAATGGGGAACGGAAGAAAGGTTTTCCTGCAGAATCATATAAAACTTGATATACATTTCCATCAATGTCTTTTGAATAACGAATATCTTTACTATCTGTTGGAGAAGTGTTGTTAATGTCTTTGATTTGTTCACTAAACCAAGCAACAGCGATTGTTCCTTCAGCACGGTTTTTGAATAAATATCCATCAAAACCCCAGTCTTTTTGAACGTCTCTAAAGAATTGCATATAATCCAAATCAGTTTGTTCTCTATACAATTGTTCGATTAAATCTAAATCGGAATGACCGCCATAGTCAAAAATACCATCAACGAAAGTATTAAGAATCTTCTCATAACTTGTCATACTAACGTCGCCATAGTTACTTAAAGTTCCTTGAGTTGCATCTCTATCAATATGTTTTCTTACGAATTCTTTAACTTGTTCTTTAGTAATTGTTAACTTAGTTTCGCTTGCAGGGTTAGTAATGTTCATAAAAGCAATAATTACTTTTCCATAATCTTCTGAGTAACTTTTAGCAAGTTCAAGGCAATCGGTTAAATAGAAACCGTGCCCACGTTGTGTTCCGTGTTCTCCGATTCGTTTACTATCAAAGAAATACATATAGGAATTTGGCGTTCCGTGATACATAGGAATAAGGTATTTGCCATCTTTGACACCATCAAACCAGTCAAGTCTGTTAGACTTAATAACACTGTCCTTGAAGTATTCTTTAACTTCAGGAGTGATAACTTCGTTCAAAGCAATAATTGCGTCTTCTGTTCCATCAAATGTCACAGCATCTGCTGGCTTAACTTGTTTCTCTTCAGCAATTTCCCAAAGCTCTTTGTCTTTCACGCTCTCTTTGAGCATATCTTCGATATCATCTGCACTTAAAAAATCAAGAAGTTCATCTAACTCTTTCTTTTCTTTTGGAGTTAAATCAAATTCATCGTCTTCTAAAGTAAGGTCGATATCTTTACTAAAAGCAAGGGCAACATCAGGTGTTGCGTTTTCAACATCTTTTGCAATACTTTCACCAACTTGACTTTCTAGTATTGTGACAAGTTTAGAATACTTTTCCTTGATTGATTTTTCGAAGTCGTTAAGTTCGACTTTTGTATATTCCTTATACACAATTTTTCTTAATGTTTTTGAAACTAAATTCTTGTTGTTGTCACCGTATTTTAACCATTGATTAAGAACTTTTGCGTATTCTTTAACAACTTTATCAGATTTCATCTTTTCGGTCTTATTAAAGGCGTCAATGATATTATCAAAGAATCTATTAAATTTATTTTCTGTCAATGATTTTTTAATGTTATTTAATTGAGTTGCGACGTTCTTTCCAGAGAAAACTCTTTCAAGATAATGTGCCAACACTTCTTCTTGAATTCTAATGTTAGAATTGCTAGTTCCTAATTCAGGATATGCCTTCTTAACTTTTTCTAAAATACTCTTGCCTTCATTGGAATTGACAACATCGTTAAACATTGCCCTGACATTACCAGCGCCCATTTTCTTGGATAAACCGTGTGCAAAGTATTCGTGTGCAAGGACTTTACCAGCGTGGGTATTAAGCATTTTCTCATTGAGCTTAAGTGTCTTGCCGTCAAACGATCCTTTAATGGCATTTCCATTATTATCGACACCCAAGTCAGTAAATTCTATATCGTAGTCTGTTCCATATTTTGCTTGCAAATCATTAAAGAAAGAACGAGTAATTGCTTTTTCGTGAGTTCCATAATCAGTTGATACTTTGTTGAGATACTTAGTAACGGCAACATTGACATCGTTGTCACCTTCAGCAAGTGCCTTAGAAAGCGCACCTTTATTAGTGAGCAATTCTGCAAGATATTTATTCTGTGAACTTGTTGATTTTTGGAGTGATGTATTCATATTCTCAATGAAATGAGACATCGCTTCTGCACGTTCATTAACGAGTTTTTGATATTTGGCACTTTGTGGATCAAATCCTCTTTGTTTTTCCATTTTTGCCATTTGTGAATCAATCTCTGCTACTTCGCGGAATGATTGCATAGTGTTGTAGTTTGTGCTACCTAATTTTTTATAAACAGGAGCAGTTTGAATTCCACCTGAAATGCCACCAACAAAAGCACCACTCGCGAACTGTCCTAAAACAGATTCATTAAAATGTCCATTTGTTCCAAACCACCAATCAGGATTTGAGTATGTATTCTTAAAAGCGTCTGTGCCTTTATAAATTGATTTAGTTACAGGTTCCATAACTGCGGAGAAAACTTCTTCCATACCTTCTTCGAACATTGTTTTACCAAGTTCTTTTATAAAGGCATTAGAGCCAACTTTAACCGCTTGCTTACTTGCACCGTTGCCAACAACACCCATAATCTTGCCAGTTCCAAGACCGACAACACCAAGTGCTTTACCTACAACAATTTCTGATGCAACTTCAACCGCACCACTTGCAAGACCATAACCTAAAGCGTGACTTGCGTCTGCACCTTCTTTTAATGCCTCTTCACTGCCTTTACCAGCAGCCATAACACCCATACTTGCAAGAGATACACCTTGAGCAACTGCTGAAGAAGCACCTGCGGCTGCGGCTGCTCCACCAGTCATAATTGATGGGAGCATAAAACCTATGGAGTGTGCAGCGCCACCTAAGAATTCGCCTACTTGCCCCATATCTTCTAATACTTCATCGTTATAACGGTAATATTTATCTGCGTCTTCTCTATAATCTTTTAATTCATTACTTGCAAAGAAAGCGCTATCTAAAATATCTTTTCCACCTTCAAACATATCGTTCCAATATTCAGGATTCGAATATGTTCCATCCGCTGCCTTTCTAATCCAAGACCACGGATTTAAGTTCATATATGTTTTTGTCCATTCAGCAGCGGCAGTTCCAATATCTTGTTCTGCCCATTTTGTAAATGGATCACTGCTATACCAACCTGTCCAATCGCCGAAAGCACCTATGACTGTCGCACCTAAATCAAGAATTCCTTCCCAAGCGCTAACAAAACCAGCACCAAATTTAGCAGCGATTTCATCGACGAAACCAAAAATATTATCTAAGGCATCTAAAAACCAGTTTCCAGTATGACCTGCACGTTCTTGTTCTTCTCTTGCTTTCTCAACGTCAAAATTAACAACACTACCGTTAATCGGAGTGTTGCCGTGAATTGTCGTGTCAATTGTAGCAGCTTCTTCTAAATCACTACCATTTGCTACAGAAGGGTTGACCAAAGACCCACCCATTGCTGTATTTCTTTTTTGTTGAGTGAGTAATGCTCGTAAAAAATCTGCTCTAGAGTATTCGTTGGTAGGCATAAAATCTCCTCACAGCGAATTTATTTCGCGCCTTTAATTAAATCTTTATAATCAGCTTTGTTATAAACGTTTGCGGTGGTTTGATACCAAGTTCCATTTCTATAAATCATATAGACATATCTATTGTCGTCTGAACCATTGACAAGTTTGACAACATATTCTCCGCCATCCTTGATTTTTCTCTCAACGGTTTTAAGATATTCATCACCGAAGATTTTTCTTAATTCATTACTTACACTTCCTAATACTCCATCTGCGGTTGCGATGTTTTGAATAGCAGTTCCACTGTCTTTATATCCAATGCCATTGATTGTGTTATTTTGAAGCCATTCTTGATTTTCGAATTCACTATAATAGAGAGAATATAAGGATTTAATTTGACTTTGAGTTTTCTTATCTAACTTATTAAATTCATTAGTCCATTCGCCGTTTTCATCCATATAACCATAATCTTCAAGAACTTTACTTAATTGAGAGGTAGAAGAAGAATTACCTAAAAGTGTTGCAAAACTTTCGAAATCACTATTCGCACCTTCGTATTGTGCTTTGCTGATGTTGACGAGCGATTGATCATATTCATTTTGAGCGTCTTTCATCGCTTTTGAATATGAATTCGCAATACCTAAAGAGGCACTTTCACTAATTCCTTGAGTGCCATATCCATTTGCGTATAAACCAGCATTAGTATATTTTCTTGCTTGTTCTTCTGCGTTATATGCTTGAACCTCTTTAGAAAGCATTGTTTTATAACTTTCATTTTTTAACTGTTCGTAGTAATCCTCATTATCGTCAGAAGTTCCACCTTCAAGACTGTTCTGTGGTGAGACACCACTTAACGCTGATTTGAGGTTCGCCATATATTCTTCTTTTTTAGTTCTTGAATCTACCATAATTTAGTTCTCCTTCCAAATTACTCTTTTTTGAATTCTATTCAAAGATAACAAAATGATAGTTACCTATTTCATACCTATTTCAGGGTGTTTAAGTGGGACAATCCCTTCTCTTTGCTCTTCTTCAACTACTTCAGGGGTAATCACTTTTGCTGCCGCTTCTTTTTCTCTTTTTTCTTGTTCTTCGTAGTTCTTTTTGGCTTGTTGTTTATAATCAACAGGAACAAATGTTTTGTTCTCCATACAAGTATAGAAAACAGTGTCATATGAAGTTTTGTATTTTAATACAAAGATATCTTCCATATTTAATAATCTGGCGGTGTTAATACCTGCTGCGATAGAAATAAGCAAAGTTGAAAGACGTGTTAATAATGTTCTTATTGCCTGTGCTTGTGCATCATCGCCACCACTACTGTAAGCGTCTTTGAAGAAACCCGCAAAAATGAGAGCAACAATAAAAATCATAATCACTCTTGAAATTCTTTGTCTCCAAGTGATTTTTGTCTTTCTTTTCTCGGTATTTTTAACCCTTGTTGCTTGTTGTTCACCATCAACGTTTTCATCATTCAAAAAGAAGTTGTAATCATCAATGTAATCAACAAAAATTTCGCCATCTTTAATAGCTCTAATAACCTTGTATTGTTCTTCGCTTATTTTTGAATAATAGGTATTTTCATCAATTTTAATATGTTTAATTCTTAGTTCTTCGATTTTATCATCTGGTAAATCAAGGATGGATTTATCAAACAAACGAACTGATAACATTTTCATTTTACAAGTATTTTCATAATCTTTTTGATATCGCCAAACAATATAATCAGGTAAAGCGTCTGTGTAGTTTTTCTTTGTTATTTTATTGACTATATCTAAGAATAGACTTCTTGCTGCTTGATAAGCGCCAGTTATCATTCTTTTGAAAAAACTACCGCCTTCTCCTTCACCAAAGAACAATCCATAAATGCCTAAAAATAAAAGTAATGCTGTATTTGCAATAAAGCCACTCCAACCTATTTTGCTTGGATCCCATCCAACTTGGTATAGAGAAATAACAACGGTGGCAACGATAACACCGATGAAACCTATATATCTTGAGAATTGTGCTCTGTTAAAAGCGTTTTTTGCCTTAAACCAAAAACTATTAGCAACGTTTTGTTGTTCTTCTACGTTGCTTTCAGTTTCATTAGTCTTTACTTGTTTTTTCTCTTCTGCCATCTACTTAACCTCCAATGAAGTAATAAACATAACTCCAAATGCAACAAGGCATAAAAGAATTAAGTCAGTTGTTGGATTTGTTATAAATTGAGTAAAGCTCCAGCCATTCATATAAAGCGAAACAAGACCAAATATAGCGCCTGCAACTAAAAATGCAATTCCACCAATTAGTCTTATTAAAAACCATTTCTTTTCTTTTTGATTTTTTTCTGTCCACTTCTTTTTCATTATTCAACAGCCCTTCTCTTTGCTTCTTCTATTTCTGCTAAACGCTTTGCTTTACGTTCTTCTCGTCTATTGGTCTTTTTGTCAAGACCGCCTTCTTTAATATCTTCATTGAACTCTTCTAGTCTTGGTAAAACGAGAGACTTTTCAAGTTGATCATCAACGGCAGATGCTGTGACCGCACAAGCAGTATATAAGAACATCATTCCTGCTTCGTGCATAACATTTGCAAGCCATAAGAATGACGCGGCGACAACAAACAAAGCAAGTGCAAAAACGAATAAAACAGAGACTTTTTTCTCTGCCAATTTATCTTTCTTAAAAATGCCAATGATTGCGATAATTGTAGCAATAATCAAAGCAGTAAAACCTGCTGGTAAAGAACCTCTTGTTTCAGCAAACCATTCATTCCAGTTAATAATTGTCATAACTGTGGCAGGAACGAAAGGCATTGCATATTTTGAGCCATACATTATTGCATTGATAACTCTAAGGGCGTTCCTAGTTTTAACGGTTTTAGATTTAACTCTAACTTTTTTCTCTTTAGCCATAAGTCAAACCCCCTTATTTTTTGTATTTTTTCAAAACTTCTTCACTAACACCTAATGCAACTAGAACTTCTGATTGACCAAATAGATCCATAACTAATGCCTTTAATTCAGCATTTTCATTGTGAAGAGCTTGATTGTCGTCAAGTGCTTTTTGAAGCAGTTTTTCCATTTGTTCCATTGACTTACTTGTTGCTTCAGTCACTTGAATCACTTTATTAAACTCTTCTTTTTCGATTTTGAAATCTTCTTTAATTTTTACTAAATCATCGTGGACAACTTCGACGTGATTTCTACTTAACGAAAGAGTATCAATTGCTCTGTGAATATTGCTTCGATTGAGCATTGCAGGAATGAATGAAACGATAGCGCCAACGATTGCACCAACTAAGGCACCAACTGTTGTTCCAGCAATTTGTTTATTTCTAATTTCATCGAACTTTGCCATTGCTTGTTCGTATAATTCTTTCCATTTATCAGTTTCTTCCGATGGTTGTTCTTCTGATGGAATTTCTTCTGCATAAACTGCAATTGAATCAGCATTGCATAAAGAAACGGCAGTGGCTGTTCCAAAGGCGATACAACCAAATGCCGATAAGACTAAAATAGGTAATAATATCTTCTTCGTTTTCATCGTAAAAGTCTCCTTCATAGGTAAAGCATATATTATACGAAAGTTAAAAAAAAGGTGTTTATAAAAAACACCCTTTTATTTAATGATACAAAAATAATACTTTATTGCTTTTCCTTCGACTGCGTCCTTGTCACAAAGAAACTTTTTTGCCATTTTTATATATGCTGCAATGTCATTTGGAACAGACCCATAATAATCGCTATACATCATATTCATAACGTAATTCCAGTCATATTCATTAAAGTGAACAAACTCAATTCCGTTATTCTTAGCAACACTGGTTGTCTGTTCTAAAGTCCAATGAGCACCTCTAGTTCCATCTTCGTTTTCTAAACTAGATACTGCTTCTTCTAATAACCAGTCACAGAAATGATGACCGTATACTTTTTCATATAAGTGCATTTCTAAGTCGTTATATAAGTCTTCATCTTCTTTTTTTACTTTGAGAATAGCATAATCGATGAAATCTTTTAACTGACCTATTGTTGCTCTTTCTAACGTTTTTCTGTGCATACTAATCTAAATATTCGACATCGATGGCGATATTAGAAGTTGTAATGGCAACACCACTGTTAACAATGGTTAAGACGCTTGGAGCAGCACAACAAGGAACTCTTACAATTGCATCAAAAGAAATACTTCTTACTTCGGTAGTCGCCGTTGTAATAGTTGTGGAAGCAGTTGCACCTTGCACTGGTTCTCCACTTTTTAATAATTCAATTGTGACTTCACCTGCTGCTGGAGCAGTAAAGGTTACAGTTGCAGAAACGTGATAGTAACCTGCTTGACCAAGAATAATGCTATTGTTGGATTGTTGAATTGCAGATCCACGTCTTCTAACAATTGTAGTTAATGGTAAAGCGCCGTCTTCAGGCACTGTTGCAACTGTCGGAGTTGCTAAATAAATTAAACTGTTATTACACATATTTTTTCCTTTCTTAAATAAATAAAGACTATCTAGGAACCACCTAAATAGTCTCGTTGAAACATTGGCTTTCTCGCCTAGTTGACTAAATGTCGTGTCAAGTTGACTATTAAATGTTTCCGTTCATTCCGCATCCGCAGAATGGGTTGCCTGCGTAGGCATAGGTCATAGATGTTGGGTATTTGACAACACCAGATACAGCTTGTGCAAGTTCAAGTTGATTGACTTTACTTTGGAGTGCTGCAATCTTATCTTGTGCAAGTGCATCTAAGACTTTTTGAACTTGAGCAGTTGTGTTATAGTTGGTAGCATCAATTGCTCTTAGGATATTGCAGCAACATTCTTGTTGATGTGCTTTTGTATCAGCAACACCTAAGGCAACGTCGTGAATGTCACTTACAATGTCAGAACCAACACGTTCGACCGCAGCGATTGTAGATGCTGTGTCACTAGAGATAGCGCTTAAGATGTCGCGGTTCTCAGATTGTAATTCAGAGAAGTTAAATCCGTTATTGACGTCTTCTGCGGTTGCTTGACGATAACCTAAACCGTTACCACCGAAGAAACCATTGCCACCCCACATAAGAGCAAGGATAGCAAAGAGCCATAAACCAGAACCACCGAAACCTAAACCATCACCATATCCACCGCCAACTGGCATAACTGGAGTAATTCCTGTTCCGTCCATAGTTTTTCTCCTTTCTATAAATTTTATCCCGTGATATTCTTTAAGAACTCATTCGGGTTAATTCCACGTTGTTGACACATACTCATAAAGATTTGGCGTGGATTCGCCCCACCTTTAAGCATATTTAATACAGGTTGTAAATTTGGGTTTTGTTGAGCGAGATTTTGAAAGATTTGCATTGGATTCCTACTTTGTGTGAGCATTTGATAAGCGTTTCTTAAATTCGCTGTGTTGTTCATATTGTAGGGATTTGCTGCGTTTAATGCGTTAAAAGGATTTCCCATATTTATTCACCTTCCTTTTTAGGTTCGAGCTTCTCTATTCTTTCCAGTAATTTTCCAAACTCTTCTTTAGTTACATAAGGAGAGTTTACTGGAGTTCTAACATCTGCTTCAGTAACTTCTGTAAGTTTGAAATAGCGTAAAGATCCTTGACCTAAAGCATTTGCAGTTTTCATATAACAAACTGGTTGTTCACTATCCATTAACAAAACAGTTTGATTCGCTGGAACTTGATAAGATTTCGCACCTTCTAATCCATTTACGAAAGCATATACATTCTGTGGCTGCCTTTGTTGTGGATAAGGTGTAAAGTTTCCAAATTGATCATATGGCATATCTATATCCTCTTTTCTGCCTAAATTATAAAATAAAAAGATTCTCAAATTTTTCCATTTGGAAACTTGAGAATTTATGAAAATAAATGATAAAAAAACACCTTATCTTTGGTGTCTTCTAAATGAGTTTTCAACTAAATTTTTGTATCTATATAATGTTGCTACGCTTATGCCAACGCTTCTTGCGTATGCTTCTACTGTTCTTGTTTTGTTTCTGTGATAATATCCATAGACGATTTCAACAATGTCATAAGGAATGTCAATTAAAAGTTCCTTGATTTCGTTCAAAGTGTAATTCGATATGTTTTTCATTTTTTATTCTCCTCTTCGCTGAAGATATTATTAAATATAATATCCGCCTTTTCAACATTCTGGAGAATTATGAGAAAAATTGAGAAAAAGTGAAAAGAAAAGAGAACGATTACTCGTCCTCTACTTCTTCGTATTTTCGTGGATGATCCTTTAATTCAGTTGCTTCACTATAAACATTTTTATCGCCTTTAATACGAATATGTTTGTTAGTATCACTTTTAACTAAATAGTAATTGCCTTTGTCTAATTTAATAATCATAATAATTCTCCTTTACTCTGCTACCCATTTTAATGTTCCATCAACACATTTAAGAACGAAAGTGCCAGTTGAAGAAGGGTAGGCTGGAATGTTTTTCCCATTAACAGAATTAACATTGTGAATATCTAATACTTGTTGTGTATCTGCTCTTAAAGCAATAGTTCCATTTTGTATTTGATAACTTTGAATAAGTGGTTGTCTATTGTTTTCAACAACACCAATGACTAAACCAAAGTATATTCCCCATATCTCAACTGCTTTGAAGAATACTGGATTAGCAATTCCTAAGAAAGTTCCATTTACAACACAACCACTTGTAATGCTTGTAATTTCATCAGCACTTAAACTTGTTGAAGATGGAGCAGTAATTAGTGGGAAACCAAAGTCGCCAGTAGGTATTTGAGCAATAGCGGTATCAACATAACTTTTTAATGCTAAATTACTTGGTTTTCCATCTGTGTAGGCATAAGCACTATCTAACCATTCAGTTAAAGAAACAGTATATCTTATGAAATATGCTTGTGGAACTTGAATTGTTTGAGAAGATACAAACTTTAATGTTCCGTAATTATCCACTTTAACAAGTTCGGTAAATGGGTCGCTTGTAATATCTTCTTCTGTTTCAAGTTCGTATTGAATATAAGTGTTGGCGTTTGCATTTAAGAATGCTTGTAAATCTCCATTATATTGAGAATCTTGGATTTGAATAGTTGTGTTACCACGTAAACATATAGTTTTATCAGTTCCACCTTGATATTCATTGCTTTGTAAAGAAACAGTTTTATAGGCGTTACAGATAAGATTTGCTTTTGCAGAATAAGCTGAAGGATACTTTCCATTTTTTCCAGTCGGTAATGTTCCTCTAAATGTGTTTGCAAAAGTTCCTGAACCTGCAGCATAATTCCAAGATAAATCTGTTAATTTTACTAACCAAACTCTTCTTTTACCATTTCCACTACTATAAATAACATCATAAACACTACCAGCACTTCTTAATTCGATGTTTGGAAGATTGACAGTTTGTTTTTCGTATGGTTTATAAGGAACGTTTTCGGTATCGTGATATAAACAAAGCATAATTTGTGCTTGTTCTTGTGTAGGTGGATTTGTTCCCCAGCCACTACCATTCTTATAGAATGCCAATCTAACATATCTTGTGTTTTCACCAATTGAAATGTTGTTATATGGAAACCCCCTTGAACTAAACGATTCTCTTTCTATAAAGTTTTTGTTTCCATCATATTTGAAAATATAACCAGCAGTTCCATTCAAGAAAGTTCCATAACTAAATGAATACTTTTCACCTTGTATAACTTCTATATAATTTTTACTTCTAAAAGAATCAGAACTATTTATATTTTGCCCAGTAGTAGAATCAATACTATTACCTTCAATTTCTCCATCAAATTGGTTCATTCCAATACTTTCTAAAGCACTACTTTTGCTACTTAATAATTGTCCTGCATTATATTCGTAATGTGGTAATGGATACAAGTTATACAATTCAGCAATATTTTCAATTGTAGGTTCATTACCAGCACCAAATAATTCAGTAAGGTCAAATATTTGTGGTTGAATAGAGAAATTAACAGTTGCGCCTGCTTTAATAAAAATTTGAGCGTATGTGTTAGTTCTAACGGTTCCATTAAAAACAACATCTGTTCCAATATCGCCTTCATTATTACCATATAACAAATTAGTGCTTGCTTCACTTATTGCTGGTTTTATTCCTATTAAGTTCCATTTTAATAAAAATTTATGTGAACTAATTATATCTGCTTGAACATTATATGCAATAAGTGAAATCTGATTATTACTTTCAGATGTAGATGTTCCACTAAATGTGCAAACACCAGTTGTGGCGTTTCTTTGATATGTAATTCCATAATTAGTAGTGACTGGATTTACCATATTTACAGTCCTAAACAACTGATTAAACTTAACAGTATTACCTCTAATTTCTTCTAATTTTTGGTATCCATTTTGGATTTTGGCATTACCTCCAGCAGTTCCGATTGTGATTGGTGGACAAGATTGGTCAGCATCACTAATTTCTCTATCACTATAAATAGAAAGTGCTTGTCCGCTTGTTAATGTTGGGTAATTACCATCTTTGTTTGCTTTTTTGTTTACTTCTTTAGCAACTGCTTGGTTTTCGATTGCCGCGTGACTTTCTTCGTCTAATTCGTCATCGAGTGCAGCAAGAACAATGCCTGCAATCCAAGCATCAATTGTAGATTTTGGATATACATCAGCAGAGTTTGCTTTTGTTCCGACTACTGTGGTTAATGCTTCGATTAAACCTGCAAGGATGTAACCTTGATTTGCAGATAATGGCTTGTTGGATATTTGAGATGTCACATTATCAACGATATCAGCCACATTGACTTTAGAACTTGTAATATTTTCAATAAGAGTTTTATTGTTCTTAATATAAGTAACAATTTCTTGGACTGTATCTAAATCAGTATCATTACTTTGTAAAATCGCAGTGATTCCATCGATTAAACCTTTTAACACTTTTCCTTGATTAGCACTTAAAGGTTTATCAGTAGACGTGTCATCTAAGGCGTTTACAATGTTGACTTTCTTTACGTATGTTGTATTGATAGGATTTCCTTCACTATCTTTTAATGCTTTAGCAACAACTGTTGTTCCATTCAATAGATTGTTAACTGTGGAAGTGAGATTTTGTAAGGCAGTTTTTGTTGCGTAAGTTTCAAAAATGTTTTTACCTGCACCATCTAGTTCGGCACGATCAGCAATTTCAGCTTTCTTTGCTTTATCGTTGTTGAAATATGAACTAAATTGAGTTACGAACTCAGTTAAATCATCTGCAATTTTGCGAATATTTTCGGTAGTTCCATTTTCTTTAATGTATTTTAATGCAGCAATAGAACCATTTGTAATATTTGCTATTTTTGCATAAGTAGAAATAATTGCATTTCCATCAATATCAAATTCAGCAGTTAGGTTTTCTAATACCGCCCTAACTTCTGCTTCAATATTTACAATTTGTCCTGCGACATCTTCGGTAAATGAATCATTACTTACTCTAAGTTCCTTAAATAACTTATATAAGTAGAAAAGACCAGCATAGAATTTTTCTTTAATCTGTGCGGTTGTCCAACCACTTGCTGCGGCATTGTCAGGCAATGCAAATGGCGAATTTTTTTGAAGTTGCTCTAGTTCGTGAGCTTCTTGTTCTGTTCTGTCTGCCATATTATTTTACTCCCTTCGTAAAGTCTGCTACTGAATAAACAACATTTAATGTTGTAAGAACCATATTGCTATCTTTATCGTTCTTAAACAAGAATCTAATAAAGTTTATGTTTGCCACTGTTCTACTTTTTGAATAAACGTGTGGTAATTTATCACTAGTGAACTGGATTTTTTCAAAATTGAATCCTTCAAAATTAAGTTGTCTTGTTCCCTGTGATGATTTAACTACGACGTCATAATCGCCTTGTTTTCTACTGGATAGGTATCCAACGTCCATATAACTTGCTAGTTGAGTATCATTGGCGATTATCCATTGCCAAATTGTTTTGGTTAAGACAAGTGATCCTAACGCATAAGGCGATGTTACAAAGTATGCTTTGACATTTTCTTCATCAGTGATTACTCCACTATACGAACCTATTTCGTTATTGTAACGAATAAGGTCTAGTTTTTTACCGTGGTCTCCTAATAAAGAGAATTGTTTTGCACCACTTGTTCCGTAGTCTTCAATGTCAGTGATATATGTAATAGCCAAATCGTTTACTAAGAAGGACATTCTTATTGTGTTAATACCTAATAAATTTGCAATATTTCCTTCTTCATCAACGAGTTGATAAATATCACTACCACTATTATATTTCTTCAAGAAATATTTTTTATAGATAGTTAATTGATAATTGTTTCCAATTAGTTGATCAACATACACTTCTCTGCCGTCGTAGAATAAATCGCGCACTTCTAATAGTCCACTTTCGTTTTCGCTACCGTCGGCATTAAAGAGTTTAATTTCAAATGTGTTTGTATTTGCGTCCATTAAACCAACGTATGCTGTTTGGTCAAATACTCCACCATTGATAATTATGTTTTCTTTATGATTTTTGTTAACAAAAGAACCAAGATTTGCATAGACTTGTGTAGTTCTATTAACACCAGTAATATTTGTAGAAGTAACCAAATAGAATGGTTTGCCTTCTTTAATTTGACTTTGATAGTTGCTGCTTGCAATCAATTTATCGTGTTCATCATCAACAACTAGAGTTGCACCACCAACACCGATAAATGTTCTGCTCTTGTCTTTATAATCTTTAAGTTTTTCTGAAAAACGATATATTTCTCCATCGTTGTTTGCAAAATAGAGTTCATCTTCATATTCAAAGAACATATCTGCTTTTATGTTATTTAAGAAATACCATTCATATTCATTATTTTCATTTCTCAATGAATAGAATCCGACATATACGCCTCTTACAGTTTTAAGCAATAGCATTTCCTTATAAACATATAAGAAAGCATTTTTGAGTTCTTCTTCTTTGATTTTATCGTTAATAAATGTAGATACATCAAATGTATATTTTGCAGTATTGTAAACATCATCTTTGTTTGTGATTGCTTTAAGACCATTCTTTGTTAAGACAATTGTTTCACCAACAAAGTTTGTGATACTTCTGTATGAAAGTCCACCAATACCACCATTGTTGTTAATGTCATACATTGGGAAAGATAATTCTCCAAGACCATCAGCAAGAGTTGTGCCATCAGCACTCGTTGCAACTGTGAGTTTTGCCGATCTTCTATATAACGTTGCTTGATGTTTGCTGCCTTCTTTGACAACGATTAAATCGCCGTCTCTATAAGTGTCATAGCCAACAATCGCAGTATCACCGTCGCCATAATAGCAATAATCTAAATCGGAGAAGTAAGTGTAATCTTTAATTGATTTATCATTATAATCTTTAACTTGAGATATATTGACTTCACAACTGTGCCAGTCGCAGTTTTTGTAATCAGGGTTCCCGCTTACAAATAATCTATTGTTATAAACAATACCAAAACGGCATTTGTTGATTTTATCCGCATAACCTTGAACATAATGAGGGAATTTAACTTCAATGTTTCCTTGTCCGTCAATTGGGTTAAGAGGATCATTGAATAGCACGACGTGTGCTTTTCTAATGACTGTGCCATCTTCTGCGTTTAATCCCATATCCATATAACCAATACAGTCGTGAATAAAATCAACGCCTGTATAAACGTTATATCCATATGTGTTTTCGTGTCCTACTAATTCGTTATCATCAGGAGAAACTAAATCTTCGTGGAAGATTGGATAATACTCACTATTAAGTTTGCCATTACTATCATATTGTTTTCCTAACTTAATAACTGCTTCTTCGTGTGTTATTTCTGTAAATAAATTACCGTTAATATCACCAATGGCAATTTGATAACCATTAGTTTCGGTTAAAGAAACTGTTTGTGAAAGGTTAATAACAATTTCATAAGTTTCAGATTTGCTAAATGCGCCATTTGAATATGTGACTTGAACTGTCATTCTTCGTGCCGATCTTAATAATGTTCCAATAGGCAACGAAGTTGTAAAGACTGCACTAGTGAAAACATTGCCATCAATGTCTGTGACGTGCCAAGTGACACCCTTTGCGTTATATCTATCACCTACATAATAGTTCTTATAGTCCACACTATTATCTAAGACTAAAATTGCACTAACAATTGCACCACTTGTTTCTACGTCAACCATATATGAAACTGTTGCTCTATCAGTGTTGTCATAAGGGTTAACACCTTCGATAATAATTTCTTTATAACCATAATTGCCTGTCATTTGAATATGACTGTTGCTGTCAAGATTTAATGCAGTTGACGCGTTTGAACTATATTCACTTACTTCAGTAGTCCAACCATTAGTCATAACCGCAGTGATTACAAGACCAGTCATAGTAAAAATATCTCCATCTTGATAATTCTTCCTAACTGCATCCGTAGAGGCATTTGTTATTAAATAACCAATTTTAGGTTTAACTAAAGAAACATTAAATGTTGTAGTCTTTGTAACATTTGCGTATGTATAACTGACTGTAAGTGTAATTGAACCAAACGTAGAATCATCTGTTGGATTAAATACGTGACCAGAAGAAACACCTGTAATAGTTAAATCAGTGAATATAGGGGTTTCGCTATTTCCATTGTTAAAGTTCGCTCTAACGAGCAATCCACTAAGCGAGAATGTGTCGCCATAAGTAAATTCAGATTTGGTTGGCAGATGCTCAACAGTAATAGAAGTCAATGCTTTTGGCGTAACTACTAATACACCGTTATTACTTGGGATTGCAACAGGATTAAGTGTCGTTCCGTTTTCGTTATATGAGACATATAAAGTTTTACCGTTATGAGATGTTGATAATAACTGTTGTGTTTTATTAAATGGATCTCCATTTTCATCTAAAATGTCTACTAATGTATAAGAAATAACTTTGGTGAATCCATTGTTATAAGTAAGTCTAACTGTCAATCCATTAAGAGATAGATATTGATCATCATAGTAATTAGTAAATGGTTTGAATGTATTATCAATAAGTGGTTCAACCTGAGTTAAAACAACTGTATTGACAACAAGGTTGCGTGTAATGTTTTTGCCACGATAAGAAATGTTTAATACATATGTTCCTGCGCTTGAGAAAACGTATCCGTCTTTGTTAATAATTTGACCATTAAGAGATAAAGAATAACCGTCTTCACCGTTTGTGTTGAAATAAATTACAGTTGTTTCTGGATAATCAGTATCTTCGCTATCGGAAGAAACAATTATTTTGTTAACTACTAAATCGTCAAGATTTAATTCATCGCCAACATAGTAATTCTCTTCTAATACACTATCAATATTTGAAGAAATATCATCTAAATAGTGATTGTTAATTACAAATAACGCACTCTTTTGGTCTACTCCATATGTATAAGTAATTGTCGCTTGAATAGGAGAAGATGAAATAATTGGATCGTTAAACGAACGCGAACAACCTGTAAATGAAGAGGTAATTTCAACTGATTCAAGTATTGTTGAGTCATTCAATTTAGCACTGACGTAACATCCAATAATGTATTGACCAAGTGTTTCTCCACTGTTAACTACAATTTCTGTTATTTCATTTAAGTTTTCATCAAGCAATTTAACTTCTTTTAATGCAAGAACTTTGATTGAAATGCTACTGGCTGTTAAAGTAGCACTGCCACTATAAACGCTTTGGCTTGCTTTAACGGAGACAAAAGCATTTGTTCTATCTGCTCTAGGAGCCAAATATGATACAGAACATCCAGTAATTACCGAAGATGAATTGTCTTTGAATTCAAAGGTGCAATCTGATTGTGGCACGATGACCTCGTCACCATTGTTGTATGTTTTTTTAATAGTTATACCATTTGATGATAAATTAAGTGCATCACCAATTTGATAAACTGGGGTTGTATTGTTTGCTTTAACAAATGCAAGTGAACTTGCTCTTTTTACATAAACGTTTAGAGTAACAGTAAAACCTCTCACATTAAAATTTAATGCAATAGATTTTGGAGAACCATTATCGTCTCCTTCGCTATATTCGAATGGCAAAACACGGTAATCAGTAAGTTGCCCTTTTTGATCGTAAAGAATACTTCCATCGACATAATGTATTTCGTATGAGACTGTATCAGGGTCAAATACTTCTCCAACATCATATGCTTTAGCAGTAGTTGTGCCTTTACTTGCTGTAACATTCTCAATTGACGATATACCATTTAATGTAATAGAAAATGTTCTATCTAATACTTTATTACCAACTTTAATTTTGATTGTATAAGAACTGCCAACTGTATCTTGATTTGTTAATTCTAAAGTTTCTCTTCCTTCAATAAATGCAGAGAATGATACTTCTTGAACTGTGCCATCTAACATAGTTGCATAAACTTTAATATTCGAAATATCAATAGTTTCTCCAACACTAACATATGTTTGGGTTAAACCACCTGTAACAGTAAATTCACCGTCGTAATTGATTTCGTTAACTAATACTTGAACTACAAACGATGTTTCAACATTTTCATCATCTGTATCGACAATTTTAATTGTATTATTGCCTAAAGATAAATTAGAATCTAATGCAGGTTCAAATCTATATCCATTTGCCGAAGCGCCTCTTGTTAATGTTTCTTTTTGATTGTCGTTAGTGACTGCCTTAACAACGATGTTCGCTAATTCAGGAATAAATGTCGTGTTAAATTTAGCAGTAGTGAATTGATCTGCGACATAAACAATAACAGGACTAGAAATACCACTAACTTCAAGACTCCTATGTTCATAAACAAATAAAGCATTTTGCTTTGTTACAGTAATTGTTTGACCATTTTCTTCTGCATAAAAAGTCACGTTTTTACTTCCAGCAACAGATGTATCAACAGTCTCCACATTGTTTGAGCTTGTTCCAATACCCCAAGTTCCATTAAACGAATTATAAACTGAATCTTGGACTTTTACGTTATTTGTTGTGTCATAAGATAATCTTTTAACTTTTGGTGTAATTCCTGTTTTTGTATAAATTGTGTTTTTAGAAACTCTTTTTTTCTCGTCAGGAATATCTACATCAAAATTAGTAATACCCTTTCTAACAACACTATAAGTGGCTGTTTTGCCTTTATAACTAACTGTAATTGTATGTTCTCCGACGGTCGTAGGTAATGTAGAAACACTTGATTGTGTAACTGTTTCTGTTCCTGCTTCATCATTATCCCCATAATGGGCAATAGTAACAAGACCATTGTAATTAAATGTTTCATTACAGAAAAATGCTCTTGTGCAATTTTCATAATTTATTGATATAAATGATAAATCATAAACATAAATTGGGTATGTCCAAGTATAAGTGTCGCCTGTTCTCGTTGCAGTCACTGAATAAGAAATTGTTTTCGAACCAGTAGTTGCTGTTGTAAAACCACTAACGGATACATCAAGATTTTCTGAGGTAGTTGAATATCCACTCGCAGTCCCATTGTAAGTAATCGAAGATTTTGAAATAGTATAAGTGCTTTCACCTATTCTAAAATTGTTGTCGCTTCGCAACGATGATATTACTGGGTGAGTATGACTTTGGACAGTGTATACAGTTATTGAATATGAATTAGACACGCCACCAAACCTTACCTTAACTGTTTTTGTTCCACCAGATGTCATTGTTGGAGCTGTTACAGTATAGGCAGTTACGGCAGTAGAATAAGCATCAATACCACCGCAAGAACTGTGATATTTATAATTAGCGGTTACAACTAATCCTGAATATGTAAATGTTTCATTTTTATAGAACTTTGTTTTAACGTTTGAAGTATTAAGAGATAAATTATCTAAAACAAAGTTATATACAGTAAATGAACCTATGTTATATGATTCTGTTTTGCTACCTTCAGAAACGCTATTTGGATATGCTGTCATTTTATAACGATAAATCACATCAATTTCTACTTTTACATTAACTGTTTGTGAAGAAGAAAAAGTAATTTCGGCTTCAGAACCCCAGTCAACTCTACCTAAAACTCCGCTATGATCTCCTGAATAACTTTTAGCTGTAATATTTTGTTTTCCTGTTCCTGATAGAGGTATTTGCATTGACCAACAATCAGTTGCATTATTTCTCACACCAAACCTAAAACCGCCCCAATAACTTGTTACTGGTAGATCATAAGAAGAACTACCACTAGGTAAAGTGTAAAAAACACCACTCTTAAATAAAATTCCACCAATATAAACCCTTATTTTTGTAGGAGCTATTCCACTAGGCAGAACTAAATCGTTGCCACTGTTTGAATAATAATCTGTAGGACTTATAATAACAGTTCTTCCACTTAAGCCGTCAGTCTTAAAATGTGTATAAGTTTTGTTTTCATTAGCGTTTTCATCATAGACAGAATAACTATGTGGATTGCTAGATATTGAACCAGTAGTAATGTTTTGTGTTGCGCCAGCCATATTATTCAATCTCCTTTAGTGAAGAAATAACTATTTTAATGTTGTTAATATCTGTTGGTTTTTTTGGTTTTACACTTGAATCAAGTTGATAATCTGTATATCTAGTTGTTCTTAAAGAGACACCATCATCGATGTATGTTCCACTAACACATTTGTTTTTTCTCCATTGTGTTAATAGATTGACATCATCAAGGACTTGAATATCATTGACATTGCTGTCTGCTTCGGTAATACCGATTGTGGTTACTGGAACATATGTTTCTTCATTATCTTCTACTTCTTCAATAACATAGTTATCGCTAACAACTTTTAGAACAAGATACTTATTGCCACCAAAAATAAACAATTTGTCATATCCACTTCTTGCAAATGATTTGTAATCTTCTAATTCGACTGCAAAATGGTAAGTATTATTCCCTTGAACAACTGTTTCAACAATAGGTTCTAAATGAAAATCCAAAAAAGTTACATTTTTGCCTATTCTCGTTACTTTGTAGAGAAGATGTCCAATGTGAGCAATACAGTGTGTTTTGCCCACACTATCTTCGAATTCCCAAAAAGCATTGAAACTTACAGTATTTATTTTGGAAGTAACCGTTCCATCTTCGTTTCTAACGTGATATGTATACGGTTCGACAAGAGCGATTTGCTCCCAGCCGTTTCTCTTTTGGTTAACCTTGTTTTTGTATAAAATGTTCTCCATATCAACAGCGTGATTATCTGCGACTTGGAGCTGTGAAGGATTAAAATCGACACCTAAAAACTTAGAAATCTCTAAAGTTCTAAGTTTTTTAGAAAATGTAAGATCGTAGTGTTGAAAATGTGTTCTTATTCCCATTTTTAATCTCCGATTCTATATTGTTTTTGAACTACCGTTTGTCTTAATTGGCTTTTTGTGATATTTATATCAGCAAAGAATTGCATTGCTCTAGTAACGTGCATATTGCCTAATTCTGACATAGTTCCTTCGGATAATTCGCCTTTGATATATTCGGTAATCTTAACGCACATATTGTCGTCAATACCAAAAGTATTCATATCAATATCTTTTGATGTTATAAGTTCTCTTGTTCCATCGTCGTTTAATTCTGGAGAATAACGATATTCATATTTATTTTCGCCAATGCCTAAATATGGAATTGCTTCCTTATATTCAACATAAACATCTCCATTAACAAATTTGTTAATTCTCATTGCATCAACAAATCTAACGTATGGAACAGGAACGATTTCGCCTGTATCTTTATCGATATATGCAATTGCAACAATCTCTTTAACCTTTTTAGAAAGACTAGAAAGACTAAAAGCATTGTTCTGAAGATTGACCTT